CGAGGGCGGTCCCCATAACCTAGTCCTCTTTAAGGATAAGGATGGGAGTATAGAGTTCAGAGGGTTTAAGAGAAGGCCTAATTGGTTCTTTAGGCTCATGCAGAAGCTTATACTAGGTTTCATCTGGGAGAAAGAACAATGAAGATCAAAGAACTACGTGAATACATCAGTGATCTAAGCGACGACATGGAAGTCCGCGTATTAGCCTACTCCTCAAAAGACGAGGGTAGCCTCTACGCTGACCTGCATCTGGAGTTAAATACCGACTCAGGTGGGGACGCCGCCGAAGAGCAATTCCTAGGTATAGTTGCAGAAGACTTTAAGAATGTGTAAGTAAACGTTTTTGTACGAAGTACTGCAAAGGAGACTCTAAATGCTACATGCTCTAGTGATAAGTGCGGTCTGTATAGGCGGCTTTCTAGTAGGAGTGAGGATACAGGAGTGGCGGGAAAAGCGCGAAGCGAAGAAAGCGCGTGTTTATGTGAAGGGGTACTGTCCTTGCTGTGGGGCAACCTGGGAGGCAAGAGAGAAGCTGCCTTGTCCTAACCCGGACTGTACTGGTCAGGACCCTGAGGTCCCTTCGGAGGGGCGGTAATGGCGAAACCTGTTTATGACTATGGGTTCCCATTTGACCATTCGGACTGCTTTGTAGAGGTCCGGGTCTATAGGAAGCATAAGGATATGTTGACTGCAGCGCGGAGGCAGGAACAGAAGAAGCTTGCCCATAAGCAAGATCATCCTGCCAATGAGATGGGTTGCCATATACCGCGCCCAGCTAAGTGGATCCGGAAGAAGGGTGTGAAGAACGCACCCTGGGAGTTAGTTACCAAGAGAACAGGGATCATCTTCTTCAACCTTGAGAGCCTACGGGGAAAGCATGGAGTTATCACTGTACTGCATGAGTTCCTACATGCTGCGTCCTGGTACGCAAGGAACCGTTACTGCTCGAGGAAGAGGAACAACCTCCTGGAAGAAATGGAAATGGAGGAGAAGTTCGCCGACTGTGTAGGGTGGCCTATGCAATGCTTCTATAAGGAAATGGTTAAAAAGGGGTTGTTAAAGAAGCCAGTCAACGTGGAGGATAAGAAATGAGTAGAGTAGATGATAAGCATCTGACCAGCGACCAAGTGGTTACAAACTGCTATAGGGAGTTGACATTCTACAAGGCTGCTTTTGATAAGAAGACTGAGGGACAGGCTGTTGATATGACCTATGGTGAGTTGCGCCGGGCTATCCGTATCCTTAGGGATATACTGGGTTGCGGGTGGCACCATGATAGTGATATGTATCTGGGCGGCGACTACTATGGTCGCTATCCTGACGAGGATTAATAGTGGCCGCTATAACCTCATCTAATAATCTGCCTGTAAGGCCGCAGCCCGCAGAAGAGTCTAATAGACTCACTCGGGCCTATGCGCGCCTACCTGATCTGGGTATCGAGGTCCACCGCGAGGGAGAGACTGCCGCCCTTGAGACAATTATGCCTAGGGCTGTAAGTTACTCTATGTCCAGAGAGAGAATGCCGATCTCTGTAATGGGATCTATGGATCCTGCAATGTTCACGAGGAGTCAACCCCGCATTACTGGGAGTTTGGTTTTTGCAACCCGCTATCAGTGGCATGGAGTACCTGGCGTGAACGATCACTGGGACATCCATCTCCATGGTCGTAATGATGCGGGCGGCCCCACTAGTATGAGCCTATTGGGCGTTGTTGTTACAGACATTTCTTATGATAGTACCGAGCAAACCTATACTGCTGACTTTGTGTGTAGAGAGGTGAGCGGTTGGCACTCTAATATTGGTGGCGGGAATCAAATAGACCTCATGACAATGATGGAGGCGGCTAGAAACGTGATCGATCAATACGGTACTCCCAACACTATGATCCTGAACCCCCAGGCCTATGAGGCCTTGATGAAGATATACGCACCTGCCATGGAAAAGAAGGTAGAAGAGCCCCCTAAAGTAAGGAGATCTACTCTTAGAGAGATCGTCGACTAGAGACGTTATAATATGGGTGTACCCACCTGTGCTCCGCAGAGGAGTCCTCCCATGCAGACCCACGCCCTAGCCATAATGGTACTATTCATAGAGTCCATTGCCAATGATCATTGTGACGAGAACTGTGAGTATAACTGCTACCACCAACAAGCTCAAGACGTGATGTATCAGTTAATCTCAGGCGGTAAGCTTAAAGAGTTGGAATCGAAGATCGAACAGATCGACGCAGCTGAGAGAGGTAAGAGAAATGATCGGTGATGAATTCAAGCCTTCAACTAAAGTACTCGTAATGCAGCGCCACTTCTATGATGGAGTCAAGCTTGATCTTGAGCGTATCAAGACAGCTATGACTGTGCAAGAGGCGCGCAACCTCGCCGATGCTCTTCTCACCAAGATGAAGGCTAAGTACGATGGCACTCAGGGACCAATAGTGAGAGGACTACCCAATGGAAGAGGTTAAGTTTCAGGAATGCGCATCGGGAGAAGGTCATGATTTCGTTATTGACCGGCCCGATCTTAGTGGCGGCCTCATAAGTACTTGTACTAGATGTAGTATACATGTCGATCATAAGGGAACGGTTCTGAGTGACGATATGGTTAAGATGATCGTGGATGAATATAATGAGCGCCATGGTAAGCCACCCGAATATTATGGGGTCTGTCAGAGGTTCTGTCAGACCGATACATTGTCTCCGTCCTGGGCAGCTAAAGAAGATGATGTTCTCTATAGAGGAATTGCGGATCGTGAGCGCCTTACAGCTGCTAAGTTGATCAAGATACTAGAGAAGCTTCCTCCTGACACTGAGATCTGGCATACTGAGTATGCAGGCCCCCAGTTCGGGATGGCCGAATTCCCGACAGAACTTGTTGAAGTGCTTGAAACAGCTAATTTCCCAAGAGAGTCTTCGAGTAAGGTTGTAGTCCTACACTAGGAGCTACTATGACATCCAAGAGATTTGAAGATATCGTTACCAAGGCTATTGAACTGGCTCGTTGGGTAATGAATCCCCAAGGCAGAATAACTGTCAAGTTTGTCAACTATGCATCCGAGAATGGTGATGAGGCCTGGGTGGCGTGCCTACCACAAAAGGGACGGTATGAGATATGCTTTAGGGTCCCAGATGACATCGAGAGCATGCCCGATACTCTAGAAAATGAAGCCAGGATTGCCTCTGTGGCTTTTCATGAGGTCACACATATTATACAAGACCCATTCACAGAGATGCTCAAAGATACACTCAGTGAGAATCAACAAGAGACCATCGAAGAGCGCTGGGCCTATAATGTCATGGATCTTATGATCTGGTGCATTATTAAGGCCGGGGCATTGACAAACTAATGCCTAAAGATGATAATGATACTCCAAAGGTTATGTACAATACGTAGATCGTTTCTGGAGAGGACGATCAGTGATTTACTGCTACATCTTAGGAACTAGTCAACTTAAAGGTCCTGGAGGGACTTTATGGCATTTACCCAAGTGTCCACACCCCGGATGTACTTACAAAGCCTGCCCGCATCATCTTCCTGCACAGAATCACTATCGGCAATTAGCCAAAGAGACTGTAATGGGCGCAGCCGAGAGGATGATGAATAATGAGCTCGAAAACATCAGCATCAAAGAGCTCACTCTGGAGTTTGGCAAGCCGACTACTGGAACCAGTAGAGAAACTGAGGCAAAGAGTTCTGACAACCAGAGCTCAGGAGATAGACCGCAAGATACAGGGAGTACACGATGCAATGGAGAGAGCGTCGCACCGCTTCATAGGGGACCTGCCTCGTCCTCCAGCCCAGCAAGCATCGGAGTCGCAGGCTCATCCAGTGATGATAGTAGTAGAGAGTCCGGAAGGACCGGGGTGGTCGGGATTCTCGGGGTACTCCGGAGCGACAGGCCGCTCGGGATACACGGGGTTCAATTACCCGGACAACCAGGAGATAGCAGTATCGGGGTACTTGCCAACACCGATGTGGGAAGTAGGAGTGACTCCTCTCCCATCGGGAGTTCTGCCCCAAGTGGAGTCGCAGGAATCGCAGGTCGATCCATACATGAGGAAACCAATAAAGCCAGGTCCTCCTCCCTTGCGGACCTTAGTAGATTAATCGCCGTTCCGACTGCAAAGTCGGTAAACAAAACTATAGAGAAAGAGCTGGAGGTAGCTTCCATGTCAGACGTAAAGAGAACACTAGATATCGGCATCATCGGAGTTGGGGGCTGCGGCAACCATATCGCTGATGTGTTTGCCGAGGTCGGATATGACACCATGGCTGTCAATCTAACCGATAGGGACTATGAGACCTTGAACTTCATCCCTAAGGATGAAAACTCTAGGATTCAGTTAGTTCTAGGCGCAGGTGGCGCCGGCAAGAACCCAGATGTAGGAGCACAAGCAATTAATGAATACGCAAACACGCTTCTCAAGAAGATCCAGCGCAAGTTCAACAACAAGGAATTCATCTTCGTGGTTGCTGGACTTGGTGGAGGAACCGGTACTCTTGGCGGTGTCTTGGTTGCTGAAATCGCTTCAGCGCTTGGCATCCCTGTTGGAATGATCGTTACCCTTCCAAGAACGAACGAAGGCACTGACGAGAAGGTAAACTGCCTCCGTGGCCTAGAGAAGATCGCGAACTACAAGGGCATTCAGTCTATTGTAGTAGTTGATAACCAGCGCGTTACAGAACGCCTGAACCAGAAGACCTCAACAGACTTCTGGAGAACAGCTAACCGCGAGATCGTTGATCTCTTCGATAGGTTCAATCAGTTGTCTTCTATGGCAACCGAAACAGCCTTCGATGCCGAGGACTATAAGAAGTGCCTGATGACTCCGGGCTTCTTAATCCTAGGATCCTCGGAGCTCGATCTCGAAAGTGGCGCTGAGCCTGCAGATCCCGCCGCATACCTAACCAAGGCTGTAGAGAAGATCCTTAATGGCTTACTGGCCTCGGGATTCGATCACAAGACAGCCATTCGTGCGGCTGGTGTTATTGAGAAGCCTATCGGCTTTGATTACGCCCACGCATTCGAAGAGAACCTATTCAACTCAATCAAACAAGATATCGGCTCTGGCGGACTGAACCGAGGCATCTATACCACAGAGGTAAAGAAGCTAACGATCAATACCATGCTAGCTGGTATGCGTCTGCCCGAACAACGCATCAAGGATCTTGTTGAAGAGGCAAAGAAAGAAGCCTCTGAAATGAGCCAGAAGATCACTCAGCGTCAGACCGAGCAGGTCAAGATCGAACTGCCAGCTGACATGGGTATTATCTCTGGAACTCCGGGAGAACGCCAAGTCGGTGGATCGGAACTGAATCAGACTGGAATGCTTGGACGCAGGAGAGGGTAAAGAAGCAAGGACGCCCTCTTGGCCGTCCACGGGGCTGTGTCTAGTTACTGTCCTCCAGCAGTGGCTTGATGCGGATTATGATATCCAGCAGCCCCGATTTTAGGCAATACCAGTAATCCATTGAAATAAGGCCCATTTGTTGTTAGTTGCCAATCAATATCTATGAGGTTCTAGAAATGGGAAGACGCTCGACTCTAATGCCGATTACGCCGGAGGGAGTAGGCATACTTAGAGAGATGATCTTATCCCGCACTCCCGTTTTAAGTATAGCAGAGCGCCTTGGCTGGCCTTCGCGTCGTAGGACTACCCTTTATCTCCATATCGCTCGGGCCCTTGGTCAGTCTGTCTCATCATACCGGCAGCAGGTACTGCGCCCGCAAATCCAACACGCGTTGGAAGAGGGGTATTCTATTAAGAGTATAGAGAAAAGAATTGGCTATGGGAGAGAATCCTCATACCGCATGCGTAAGCAATGGGGGCTAAGAAAAACGCACAAGCGGTGTAAAACGTGCGGAGTGCCAGTCCTTATCATAAAGGGCAGCCCTAGGGGTACCTTCTGCCAAGAATGTAGGATACTAGACGGTAGAAAAAGGGCTCGCAAATGGTATGCGGCACATCGGGAGAAGGCTCTCGCATATGCGAGACAATTAAAACCACGCCTGCGTAGTGTCCTACGTTCTAGGTTGTGGAGCGCCCTAAGGTGGCACCTGGGTCATCGCGGGCCCAATGTGCGCAAGACATCCTCCGCAGTTAGAGATCTTGGTTGTACTATCGATAAACTCAAAGAGCATCTTGAGTCACGTTTCCAACCCGGAATGCATTGGGGCAATTGGGGGCGTGGCAATGGTAAGTGGCAAATAGATCACATTCAAGAACTACACCAGTTTGATATGTCTGACCCCAAACAGCAAAAGGCTGCCTGCCACTACACTAATCTACAACCCCTATGGGCCCTAGATAACCTACGAAAATCAATTGGCTTGCGAAATAGGCCTAGAAAAGGGCCTTAAAGCTTGTTATAATAGGAATGAAATATATGCATAGCAAGAACTTTCTGCTTGCCCTCACCAAGTTGCATGCCCTTCTTGATGAGATCAACAAGGGCAATGACCCCTACTGCCAGTTCTATACACTACGCAAGATCAACGGCTCTGGCTGCGAATACTTAGATCCTATATCTAAGAAGGTTGTACTAGCCGATTCCATTGAGAAAGCTCTTCAAGCATTCGTCGACGAGTTCCATAGGAGATAAGAAATGCCAGATGAAGAGAAGCAGATCACAGCCCTTCCGCAAGAAACCTCACCGCTTCTAGCCAGAGCTATCGAACTACAGCGGCAGTCCAACTCTAGCAAAGAGATTCTAGCTGATCAGATCCGTGAAGCCTCCAACCAGCTTAGGGTTATGGAGAATGGGCATCATGCTGCGGCCCCCATCCTGTGCGCTGGTGCCACCTGTCCCATGCAGAGGACGTGTCCTCTCTTTAAGGCCGGCTTTACTTACATGGTAGGCAAGCAATGCCCCATTGAACAACATCTTCTAGCCCTATGGACTGATAACTATGTAACTACACTGCAAATCGATTCTAATAACATGGTCGAGAAGAACCTAGTAGCCGACCTAGCCAAGATCGATCTATTTAACATGAGAGCATCTAACCGATTAGCCTATGAGGACTTTGTCACTCGTCAAGCAGTCGGAGTCACCGACGATGGTGATGTCCAGTTCCGCGATGAACTATCTGTTGCAGCTCAGTGGGAAGATATGCTCTACAAGAGAAAGCTCAAGCTGCTCGATGCACTACTAGCTACACGTAAGGCTATCGCAGAAGTCGGCGCCGGGACAGGCACCGATCCCTCAACCTCTGTATCACGAGTTCGTGGCATTCTAGAGCGCAAGAAGAAGGCGCTTATCATAGAAGCCGAGAACGCCGCAGCGGAGGCTGCTAAGCCAGTCCAGCAGGACTAATCATGCCTATCGCCCAACAGACAAACATCGGACAGGGCGAAATTGCTCCAGGCCGTACCCCCTACCGCCACTATGAGTCCTCAAGTCTAGCTGCTAGCCTCGGCGCTGGTTGGCGCGGTCGCTCTATGTTCATGGGGGAATCCTACGCCCCTAAGATCAACCCAAACTTCTATAGTCCGGTAGCGCCTACTGGCCAACCTCTCAACTATGAAGTCCGCAATAAGACCCGTCAACAGTCATCGATCCAAACCATCTTTAATTATAGGTCTCCTAACTGGCAAGGAATATCTCCCACTGGTTCCCTCTATGGAGCTATCCATCCGGGCAACAGGGGCATGGCTACGGGTATTATACGCGGCATGACCGACTTCTTGGGGAAGTTCAACATTGGCGGCTTCCTTAGGAAGGCAAAGGTGTTATATGAAAGTCCGGACATAACTAACACGCTGGGGCTACTTTTTGGTGCCGAGGGCGGTGGGACCTATCCTAAGCATATGCTCAACAAAATGAAGGATACTAACTTCGCTGAGAAACTTCAGCCCCTAATTGGTATTCGTAGTTTGTTGGCTGTAATTCCAGATAAGACGAAAAGAAAGGCTGAAACAAAAGCAGTAAGAGAGTTATTAAGAGGAGTTAACCAGACAAAACGAGCCATTAAGTATAATAATGACAATAACTTGCCGGCAGTAATCTTTGGAAGCCCAACGCTTGGCGCGACACCTATGGGATATGAGCATGAGTTATCACATGCCGCTGACTTTAGAAAGATGATGTTGGGTAGTGACAAATTTGTTCGGGATACAGAGAAAGCTTTCGGCGAGGTACCAGAGGAATTTATGAGCTTCCTCGGATCGAAGAGTTCATCATATAAGGACATGGATAAGGATCAACTTGTTTCTGAGTTTGCTTCATACTCAATGAGTAATACATCAGAGATGATATCCTCACTTTCAGATGTTCCAGGTGCCTTTGAGAAAGTCTTTAGAGCCCGGAAATATGCTAGAGATAATGCTGCCGGGGTTTTACGCGAGTTAAGAAGTATGATGAAGAACAGCATGGGTAACAACCCTGCTTCCAAGGATTTGGGTCCTTGGCATTCTCCCACTAACCCATTTGATGCTATGGATATAGGTAAGCAAATAGCCAACTCTGCTCATCGTCGCTCAATGGCTAGAGATCTTGTCGGGATGCTCCTAGATCCGAACACTAATCAGATAGGTCTTGATATTGAAACCACTGGTGTCAAGACTGCTCTAGAACGCATGTCTACGAGTGGTGTTCTAGCGGCCGAGTTTCGCCAACAACCCAATGCTGTTGCTACTGAGTTCTCCGTTGTTTCTCGGGCCATGGGAGAGACCCATGGTTGGAGCAGGTACACAAGTGAGAGTCTATTAAAGAGATTAGCCGATACATCGATCGATCCCAAGGGCGCCGAGCTCTTTGCTGGGCAACTAGAACGATATAGTAAGTCATCTGCTGTTGAGCAAGGCTACTCCGCACTCAATATACTGCGCGGTGTCATCCCCGAACATATCCAGCCAGGCAAGAGAAACGTCATCTGGGCCCAGGGCCTAGCGGGCTTCGATATGAAGGTTCTTATGGAAATGGGAGCAATAGAGTCAGGAGCAATATCCAGAGCTGACATCGCTGCTCTCAAAGCGGGCGGCCCCATGACGGCTTCAGTCTATGAGAGTGTTGCTCAGAAACTTGGTGGCTTCTATAACGAGATCTATGCAGGATGGCAACGAAAGGCAGGTCCTCAAGGACAAGTCATTCTAACAGATGCGCTAGGACAGTTAATTGGCAAGAACAAGCTTGGAGGAGTTGACGCACCTGAACTTCCGGGTCTTGTTACTTCGGCTGGAGAGACTGCTTATGGAGCAGGTTACTCAAGGGGGCTATGGTCCGAATACTCCAGAGGGTATCTCCCAGGAGTCGAGGAGAGCTGGATCAATGAGCTAGGAGAGTGGTCGGGTGGTCGTCACGCAGGAGCTAAAGGTTCTAACGTAGAGTCTATCTTACGATACTTAGATTATGGCAAGACTCCCGAAGAGGAGGCATTCATAGCCTCACTTCACGGAACAACTCCCGACGTGAGAGCCGAAACGATAATTCAACAGAGACTCGGCGAGAAGATGAACTATCTCGATGAAGCTGTACACCAAGGTCGCTTCGACATCCTAAAGTTAGAAGAGATGAAGTTCAAGCTCATCCAGCGCAGTGCAGCCAAGAAGGACCTATCGAGACTAGAGTCGGCTCTAGCGGCAGCCCGAACTAGCGGTAACACTAAGAGGGTCAAGTATTTAGAAAGTTATGGCGGTAAGAGCCTATGGTCAAGTATAATACAAAGTACTGAGAGCCTAGAGTCAGAGTATGCCGCCGCAGTTAAGTCAACTCCCAAATTAGTAACCAGGATAGCCGAGTCTACTGTAAAGCCTAGCTTCTGGAAGGGTCTTGGTAAGGCCCCTGTTGGTAGTAAGGTTCTAGTAGGTGGTATCACCGGCTTGGTAGGCTGGGGCCTCCTAGACGCCGTCTTTGGCAACCATAGGGTCCATGAAAGGCATATATCCAAAGATTCTCGTAAGCGTAAGGATATATCGGATAAACTGAGGCAACAGCACACAACTGGCATGATGCATGTACTTGACGGGAGTGCCATAGGTCATGGTAAGATGATGTCCAGGATTGGGATTTAAGAGCCCATCCATGTTAAGATTCCCTAGGAGGGATCTGCAATGAAAAGACTGCTATCGGCCTTTACTGGCTTCATTATCAGACTACTCCTATCATGCCCAAGGCTACTGTAAAGTACCATTTTGGTCCCCGTAAGGACCTGTGCAATATTGAGTTCCGCTCCTCATGGGAAGCGAACTTCGCTAGGATACTAAACCTACTTGGTGTGCAATGGGAATACGAACCTAGGAGATTCTATTTAGGTAGTACAACCTACTTGCCAGACTTCTCCCTGCTAAGCGATAATCCCTGGGGAGTAAAGTGGATCGAGATCAAGGGTCTCTGGCATAAGGGTGACAAGAAGAGGATCAAGCTCTTCGTGAATATGTATCCTGACGAAACGATCAAGGTGATCGCCGGCAAGGAGTACAGAAAGCTAGCCAAGAAATATGGCAAGCTTATTCCTAAGTGGGAAGGTCTTTACATGGCGAAGTCAAAAGGCAAAGGTAAAAAGGGCGGGTGCTAATAATGAATGATGAGAAGGATTTATATACGCCCCTCGATAAGGGTTCAGTGCAGAAAGCAATGAACCTTCAAGCTGTTGTCAAGGGTCAGAAGGTTTTTAAGTCGAAGTTCGAGACCGGACAGTCAGATCCTATGGCGAAGATCGCCCAGGCCGCTGCCGATCACTCTGTTGCTTCAGGTAAGAAGAAGAAGTAAAGAGTCTATCAACCGGGTGGTAGTCAAGAATCGCCGGATTTATGTGTGAATATATTAAACAGTATTATGATACTTGCCGCGGGCATCCGCGGCTAATTTAGGAAGGTAGTGCTTACGGAGGCGCGAAGTGGGAAGAGGCCTAGGTAGATTAAGCGCTAAGTGGCTTGGTGTAGCGAGACGCGGTGGAGACAAGCTAGTCTCCAGTAATGTAGCCCGCATCGGCATTATGGGTGGTGGCGCTGCCCTATGGGGAGCAACCCGATTCTCTGATAGTGATAGTATTCGTGGCCTTGGAAATGTCGGCCTTATGGGTGCTGCGGGATTTGGTGCAGCATGGGGAACCAGAGCTGGCGGACTATGGGGGCCTGGCAAATTTAAGGGTATGTCAACAGCTGGACGAGGTATTGCTTCTGCCGCTAGAGCCAAAACTAGTAGGCCTAGCCTAGGACAGCGTATTCGTGGAATTGGTGATAGCATTAACTCGTTTATCAATAAGCCAAATATGTTGGGAAGAAACTTCGATCGTACTGCTGGAGAGTCCTCGGCCAATCTGGCCGCCATAGTTCGTAAGTCTAATATTCCCGATGCCGCTTGGGATAGTGGTCGGTTGCCCTCTCACATAACGGGTCGTCGCACTACGGATCGCATGATGATGGCTAGAGCTAGACCATTCCTCGCACAAGCAAGAAGTGCTCGTACAGCTGCTATTGAAGGTGGGCGTGTCCGCAATCTGGGCCAACAACTAAAGTCGCACTTCAGGTAAGGAGTTCATAATGAGAGTACCCAATATGGATGGGGCCTTTAGTGCACTTGGCAATCTATCTGGCAAAGTGTGGGGAGCAGCCTCCGTATATGATGCTGGCATCTCTAGTAACATAACTCGATATGGGATTATGGGTAGTGCCGCAGCAGTAGGACTTTGGGGAGCCTCTGGTGACGATGGCCTCTTCTCAGCAAGAGGTGCTATCGGTGCTGCTGGCTTCGGCATTGCCGGCTTTGCTGGCATGGGTGCACTGGCAAGGTCGAAAGCGGGTGCGTCATGGAATGGAGCCGTAGCAGAAGTAATGGGCTCGATGGGTCCCCATAATCGCTTAATGCAACCTACTCCATTTATAAGAGGATTCTCTCGCGGAGGAGAGATCGGCTCTGCATGGATGGCAAAGTCAAACCTATCAAGTGTAGTCCCACGCGCCGAGAAATATGTTGCAGGTGGTATTGCAGCGGGCCAACGACTTCGAGACACGCGTCTGTAAGAAGAATAGATAATCATGAACAGCATCTCCTCTCCATTTATGGATCAATCTGCTGTCCCGGAAGTAGTAGAAGCCGCGGCCCTCGGCCTCGGCGCTGCTATGATGCTTCCTGGAGTAGATAGAGCTATCTTTGGTGGAGCTAAGATGGCTGCCAAAGGCGCCTGGGGCGGAATGAAGGTTGGGGCCCAGGGTGTAGCGATGGGCGCCCGCATGTTGTCCGGAGTAGCAACATCTGCTCCAGCACGCTTAGTTGGTAGATCGTTTACTGCCGGAATCATTGGTGGTGTAAGCAATCTAGCAATAGGAGTTGGTGGCGCAGCCCTTAGTACAGGCTGGGGTGTTGGCAAGGGCCTTCTAGGAATAGGTAAGACGGCTGGTCAAGCAGCAGTAGGCCCACTAGGGTCTAGACTAGGCATGCCTCTAGTTGCTGGTGGCATTATGGCAGCAGGAGTAGGGATGGCAATGTTCCAGCGCGGAGATATGGGAACCGAGCCGGCGTATACCCAAAGCGCATCTAGTGTAAGTGATGTAATGAGTTCAATGAATGCAAGTGGTGATGTTGTATTGGGGTTGCATAACAGGAGATAATCGTGGATGCTGTCGAATATGGGAATGATGTCATTCCTTCGGAAGCTCAGCAAGCTGCCAATAGAGGCTGGGGCGGCCTTGAGAGCGCTTTTAATCTAGGTCTCCTTGGAGCTAACATCGGTCTTAATATGCTCCACAGCTCCCTAACTAACGACAGTTTCAGTAAGGCACATCCCTGGGTTAAGAAGGGCAAGCTCAATAAAGGCTCCTATGCTAGATATGCAAGAGACGAAATCAAGTCTGGCCAGAAGGCTGCCCAAGACGCATCTAAGATGGTAGGCACAAAGAACTACAGTCATAAGAAATACAGACAGGCTATGCGAGGTGCTGAGTCAAGGATAATGAATCCTAAGCAGTTCGCTAGAAGAGCTAAGCTCAGCTTTGCAAGGAAGTCAGCTGCTCCGCTAGTCGGAAGACTTGCGGGACTTACCAACATCATGTTTATGGCTCCCATGCTATATGGGATGGCCTACCATGGCTTTAAGGGAATTCAACGCTTAGGATATCAGCTTGAGCGTCCAGACTTTGGTGGTCAGATGACTCTGCCCACAGCAGCATTTACAGATAGGCAGAGGGCGCTGCAAGCAATGCATAATTCAGAGTTTAACGGCCGCTCAGCTATAGGTAACGAAGCAGGCCTATATCATCGGTAACAGGAGAATAAGATGGAAATCAGTATTACTAGCGACATGACTATGGCTGGAACAGAGATCACTGTAGATGGCAAGAAAGTTAAGAATGTCTCGTCAATGAACATGTCAGTATACACAGAGTATCACTGTTGCGCAATTGGCGAAACACCAAGCGAGGGAACTCCAGTTGTATCTATTAACTATTCAACTGAAGAGACCCAAGATGATGGCACTGAGAAGCGTGTGAACTACAACATCTGCAAGAAGGGTAATGACGAAGCAGTTATGGACAGCGTAACTGTTAACCCAACCGCCGAGCAGATTGCCGATGAGCTTGCAAAGAAATGCATGGGCCGGAAGTCAATTCTGTAATATAGGACTGTCATGCACAATCAATTGCACCCGGAATGCGTCAAGTGTTTGCTTGCACGCCAACAGAAGTTTGGAACCCAAGCTTCCTTCCTGAAATGCTCATTCATACCAAATGATGTTCTAGAGGGCATGCCTGTTCAGGACTGCACCCAGGAAGAGCTTGAAGATCTTAGAGCTCAACTTGACCCTGTAGTCTGGGCTAGGAAAGAGCTCAATATAACTCTACGTCCCTACCAAGAGTTGATGATCAAGTGTACAGCTCAGAGACGTATGAGCCGCACCGGGCGCCGTGTCGGCAAGACCATCTCTATGGGCATACACTGTCTTCACTACGCCTATACTCACGAGAAGAAGAAGATCCTAATCATCGCTCCCTATGAGATCCAGATCAAGGAAATCTTCAGACTATTTGATGAGTGGGTCGAGGAATCTGCTAATGTTAAGAGTTCTGTCTCTAGGCGTATCAATAATCCCTATACTCTTGAGTTGCGCAACGGCTCTCGTATCCTAGGCCTAACCGCTGGGTCTAAGTCGGGCATGGGTGCCGCCTCTGTTCGTGGCCAGGAAGCAGACGTTATATATCTCGATGAGGCTGACTATCTAGCCCGCGAAGATGTCAATGCTATCCTTGTTCTTCTGCAGAAGACTAATGAAGCTAGCGAGGATGATAAGTTCCTCTGGGCTTCTTCAACACCTACTGGTAAGCATGAGTTCTTCTATGATTGGTCACAGAACTCACGCTTCAAAGAGTTCCACTACTCATCCATGATCAATCCGAACTGGAACGAAGATATGTCACGGGAGTTCCGTGAACAGTTTGGGACCTCCACCGCTTGGGACCATGAAGTGCTCGCCGAGTGGGGAGAAGAGATGGAGGGGGTCTACCAGAAGGCCTATCTCGAAAGAGCCAAGGCTTTGGCGGGACTCTTCTTAGGGCAAGATGGAGTCTGGGATTATAAGGCTGCTGTCCCACTAGATGGCTGCATGTATACCATAGGTGTCGACTGGAACTCATCAAAGAACGGTGTCCAGATTGCGATTATAGAGTATAACCCGAAACTAGTATCTCATGAGGATATAAGAGCCGGCATCAAGGGAAGGTTTCGTGTAGCTACGCGTGTTGCTATAGATGCTAAGGAATTTACTCAGTCTAAGGCTGTTGCCAAGATCATTGAACTTAACGGAGTATGGCAGCCCAAGTACATCTATGTCGACCAAGGCTTTGGTTCAACTCAGATCGAAGAGCTAAGACGCTTTGGTCATGCAAACCCCGATTCGGGCATGCTTAACAAGCTTAAGGCTATTGACTTTGGGTCAAGCCAAGAGATCCGGGACCCTGTAACTAAGCAGATAGTAAAGAAGGCCATGAAGCCCTTCATGGTCAATAACTCGGTCTCCTTCTATGAAAAGAACCTAGTCCTGCTTAATAGAACAGATAAGGAATATGAGAAGCAGCTGAGTGATTACTCTGTTGAGAAGCGGTCCAGGGAGGGGCGTCCTGTTTATTCAACAGGGAACGACCACGTACTTGACGCGGTGAACCTTGCTCTGCTAGCATACACGATGGAGTTCACAGATCTAGGCAAGCCTATATACGCAACCGAAATGCGGATTGCTGGCCCGATGGGCGAACCAGCTTCTCAGGCATCTGATGGTATCGTCAGGATAATTGATAGAGAGAAGACTAACTCTGGTATACGTCCAAGAGATATACAGAAGGACGAGCGCGCTTTCTTCAAGACCACACGACTGTGGGAACGCGGCAAGTATAGAACTGCTAAACACAATCGTCCCATCAAGAGAGACATCTAATGGCAAGACGTGGTATTAACACACCTAGCGAGAAGAGTGATGTTTACTTCAATGGGCGCCCAGAGTTTAACCCACGCAAGATAGCAGGAGCTAAGCGCAAAGGTATAAACAGCAAGCCACCCGAAGTTACTGTCGCTGTATTACAGACTAGTCTGCGAGACGCCACTGCTCTTAAGGCTGACTACGAAGCACTAGATAAGAGATTCGACAAGACACTCTCCCTACTAGATGCTGCTGGTCAGAACATGACGGTATGTACCAATCTGCCAACTTCTATCCGTGAACGCTTCCTTCGCCACAAGAGAGAGACTGAGTCTTGCTGGGCCTTCTACAAGCGCATGGTAGATCTTGCATTCGAGTTCCCTGACTTTGACCCGTACAATCCAGACTCATTTGCACAGATACAATCTGATAATGGCAACGATGTCATTGAGGATCTAGGGGAGAATAACGACGCCGACAGCACAGAGCCCGAGGCTGACCCCAATGATCCATGGAGTCAGTACGCTCCTTACATTCCTCCTGCAACAGCTACGCCTACGCCCTATGCTGGCGAGCAGCGCCCCAACGACTTTAATGAGAACCCCGGTAAGGCCGTACTCCTAGTAATGCTATTTCTGGCCATCCTAAAGTTTATTGTTAATGCTATTGCTGTTGTGTCCTTCGCTCCTCAGAAGACAACCACAAAGAGAACCAATGATCTTCAGAAGGAAAAGAAGGACGATACAGGCGTCGGCGGATTGGGTGCCATTAGTCCCGTAGCTGGTGTTGCGGCTAAGGCAGCAAGCGCTATTATGAGCGCTGCTAAGAAGATTGCTATTTCCATCTTCTTTAACAAGGCTCTCAATGCGGGAATGAATTGGGCTACTCAGAAACTAGCAGGTGGTCCCAAGATGAAGCGAGACGTTGAGCGCTTCGACTCCGTAATGCTATCTAACTACATGTGCGACAAGGCCTATGAGTCAGAAGACTCCGAGTGGCCCGATGCTGCTGTTCTATATCGCCACTTCTCAGCAATGAAGAAACGCCAATCCCACGCCAAGGGATCTCTAAAGTACTTTGCTGAGAATGCTTTCTATACTGCACAAGCAGCTGATAAGTTTGGCAATGCAGTAGCAACAGAGGCCCTTAAGGTTCCCGAGGATATGCTAAGTGTACTTACCCTCCAGAAGGACTTCACAGGCTCAGCCCTAGATAGAATGGATCGCCTTCTACAGGGCGAGTTTGTAGATAACCTCTTCTGTTGTATGCTTAGATACCTAGGCGCTAATTCAGAGAAAGACCTGAAGGCAATGAGGTTAATCCTGAAGATAGCCCTGAACGGTAAGACCCTCCTAGTTAGAAATGTTGACGCAAGTCTCAATAACCTATGGATGTCTATCCAGAGTCTCATCTTATCCAAGATAGCCTCAATACTAAGCAATGTCTATAACAACATCAATGATGGCATTGGCAAGCAGCTCAGGGTGGCCGCCTCCACTAAGCTAGCAGGTTGCTTATCGTGGAACGTATTCGTCAATAAACTGTTACAATATCTAAAGGATATAGAACTACAGCTACTAGAACTTATCGTTGAATGGAATAATAGCCTTAGATTCCAGAACGAATATCAGCAAGTTCACATAGGAGTCCTAACAGACTCCAAGTATATTCGTAGACTACTAAAGCTAATTGAGATACTCATCAGGGCAAGACAAAATGGAGAGATGTGTAAAGATACCCTTCTCCCCACTGACGGTGAATTAAGAGCTATTGCCCGTCGGGCCGAGGATGCCTTTGGCATTCCAGAGGATGCCTTTGGCATTCCAGATGATGGCGGTGGTGGTACAACGCCAACAGGCGATGATAACCAAACACCGCAAGGTGCTTCTGGAGATCGTAAGAGAGACAAGTTTGACGACTGCCTAAAGCGTGTTCCAAAGGAAGACATGGAGCGCATATCGGCATGGATCAACGCCTTAGGGGAGAAAAGGTAATGGCCACCATATTCAGCAAGATGGGTAGCTGGTTTAGTAGAAAGCCAGTCGCCACAGTCGAAGATAAGTTTGATCCGGGAACGATCAAGGTTATTCGTAAGGCCTTACAGCCCAACCCGGCCTCTACTCGTACGGCCCTAGGCGGAGCCGCCCAACAGGTCCAAGACTACGATCTCAAAGCAATCGACCGCTTCGTCGATAATGAGTCTCTGGCCTTCCAGGCCTTCTCCAAGATTGAGGAGAAGTGCGTCAATGGAGGATATGCAATTGTCTCCAGAGATTCCGAGATGGCTGCCTATATCCGTAGGCGCCTGAGGGAATTATCCATGGTGGCTCGTAAGCCTGTCAGCATCTTCATCCGAGAGATATTCCAAGATCTAGTGAAGTACTCTAACTGCTTCTTATATAAAGTACGTGATGCAGAGATGTCCAGTGGAAACCCAGTTAAGAACGCCGGCAACTCCCTAGATCCAATCGCTACCTATCTACGCTTAGATGCTACCTCAGTCACCCCCGAGAGAGATGACAACGGCAACATCAAGAAGTATGTTGTCGGCCCCAACGCACAAGGCGGTGGAGGCAAGACTAAGAACGTGCGTCCAGAAGACATTGTTCATTTCTATGCCTATAAGAATGAGAGAAACAATGTAGGCACTCCATTCATCTGGCCTGTTATTGATGACTTACGTGTCCTTCGCAAGATGGAAGAGAACGTAGAAATGCTAATCCATAAGCATCTATTCCCGCTCTACCAATATATCGTTGGTACAGAGAAGATGCCCTCTGAGCCAGAAGAGATAGAAAAGATCTATAATGACATCGAGAATATGCCGACCGAAGGTGGGTTCGTCACGCCGGAGCGCCATCACATCGAAGTCCTCGGCGCGGAAGGCGAAGCGATTGATGCTGCCAAGTACATCGAGCATTTCCATAACAGGGTCATTGAAGGGCTTGGTATTGGCGCAACATCGTTCGGTCTCACGAGCGGTGCATCGCGTGCAGGCGCAGAGGTCATTGACCGCGGCCTAGTCGAGAAAGCGAAACTCTATCAAGATGTCTTCGTAGCATTCTTTAACGAGTTCGTAATCAACGAACTTCTACAAGAGGGTGGGTATGATATCTATTCTGAAACAGAAGAGATAGATGCCAGGATCCAGTTTGCTGAGATCGACATGGATTCTAAGATCAAGAAAGAGAATCATATCATCAACCAGTTCAACAACCAAGCAATCAACTATGACGAGTTCAGAACACAGTTGGGCTTGGATCCTCTAGAGGTTGAAGGTGAAGAATTCCAGAAGCTTAACTTCTTCCTATTCGGAGCAGCCAAGCTATCTGAGTTTGCCGTCGCAGAAGCAGAGGCTGCAGTTGGCGCCCGCAATGCGGTAAAGGCTGCCGACCAGCCATCCAACCAGCATGGTACAAAGATGTCTCCTAAGAGAACTAGGGACTTCACTGATATTAGAATGTCTAAGACTGCTCCGGGCTCAGCAAAGCTACGCACGTCTATCCTAGACAGATATGATGCCTGCCGCAGCGATGTTCTAAAGATCATTGAAAATGCTCAGTTCCCTATGCAGATGACCCAGTTAAATAACCTTGAAATGGTGTTCGGTGTTACTGAGTCTTCTATTGAGACCACGAGCAAACCCCATATTTCACAGGCTTTTCTAGAAGGGTTCCACTCTTCGGGAGCTAAGGTGGCCATGGACTCCAGGGAGTTAGCCGACATCCTAGATGCCAAGTCAGATGCTGTCCTGGACGTGCATAAAGGATTTGTGCACAAAACCATGACAAACCTTAGAAATGATGTTATGAATACTCTGGGGATTCTTGACAAGACTGAAGTCCTCAAGAAAGCCTCTAACATCTTCGATGTGCGTCAGTTCCATATCGATCATGCTGCAGGAACCTCTATCGCCAGCGCCTTCAACTTTGGAAGAATGGCTGGCTTCCTACAGCAAGGATATAAGAAAGCCACTCTCCGGGCTTCTTCTAAGGCCTGCGACGAGTGCAAGAATATGGACGGTAGGGTTATCGTCCTAGAGCACGTGGGCCCTCTTGATCTTCCGCCCCACCATGTTAACTGCGAATGCAGCTTTGACCTAACAGAGGATTCGAATGCCTAAGAAGTTTATGAGAGTGTATGAAGCTTTCGGCATCCAAGACGCTGTTGGAGCCATCTCTAAGAAGATCAAGGACCAACTGTCCAACATGGTCCTCGACACGGCTCATTCGAATGACAAGGTTTCAGTACTATCCGAAATAGCAGTGACTCACGCAGGTATCGTCAACGGCAACTACGGTTATTACACACCCGAGGGTTTGCAGCGATCTGCCGAGACGTGGGTAAGGCCATACAAGAAGCCGCTTCTTGCGAATCATAATAAGAGAGATGGCGAGCCTCTTGGCAGGATCGAAGGGTCTATCTATCAGAGGATGACCCCGGCGCAGATACCTGATGTTAAGACATCGGTCTATGATTCAGACTTTAAGTATCGTGGACTAGGATATCTACAGAACCTAGTCAAGGTCTCAGATCCTACGGCAGTACAGAAGGTGCTTGACGGGCGCTATCTAACGGTCTCTGTTTCTGGAGACACCGATATGATGGAGTGCTCAATTTGTGGTAAGAACTGGCTGTCAGACGGCCAGTGCCATCACCGCTTCGGACATGAATATGATGAGGACGAAACTGGTGAAGCGAAGTTAGCGTACTGGACAGGTGGAGACTTCATCTGGGATGAACTCTCATTCGTGAATGAACCTGCAGATCCATTCGCTCAGATCGTAACACGCGAGATTAACGAAGAGACGCAGAGCCAGGTACTCCAGGTATATAACTACAAGGATGCCACGGTTCGTGAGAAGGCAGTTGAAGATTGCAATGCCAGTAGGTTATTCAGACTCTATGCCCTGAATGATTCACTGGGGACGACTGTTAAACTGAATGATTCTACTTCAGTTGATAGTCTGTACAAGATTTACGGTAAGAGGATCCATGCTATTGGATCAACTGCTGTGAAGCCAGACCTCAACAACAATGTTGTAGTTGAGGACTCCACCAGGAAGGAGCCTATCACCTTGGCAGATAACACAGAAATCAAGGCTGATGCTCAGACGCCCGCGGCGGAGACACCGAAGGCTGAGACTCCAGTAGCTGACACTCAAGCAGTCGTAGCGGCAGAAACGACCACACCTGAAGAGGTTAAGTCAGAAGCTGCTCCTGCTGAACCAGCAGTTACTGAAACTCAGGATTCGAAGCCAGTACCTGCTCCCGAAGCCGAAGTAGTAGTAGAACCCAAGGCCGAGGAAGTGGTACCTCCTGTAGCTGATACAAAGACTCCAGAACCTGATCCAAAGATCAAGACGCTGGAAGCTCGTGTCAAGGAACTAGAGGATGAGCACAAGGCTCTCCTAGAGAAGGCCACGTCCCTGCAGGCAACATTAAAGGACTCAAAGATCAATCGAGTTCTGGACCTTAAGTCAGAACTAGGTTTGGAAACATACCCGTCGGCAGACGATCGCAAGAAAGCATTCGATGAAATGCAGAAGCGCAGCGCGGATTCACTAGAGGATCAGCTCAAGGACCTCGAAGCTGCGGCTACTAAGAATGCAAAGCGTATCACTCCGAAGGACCTTAAAGTGGAGGGCGAGGGTGGTGAACTAGTTGCCGACCCGGTTAAGCAGCTCCATGGCGCAATTGATAGTGCTAACCCACTGTCAATAGCAAAGCTGATGCTGAGCGGTAAGTTCAATCCGCCCACACGGTAATTAGAAACAACATTTCAAGGGGGAAACACAAATGGCTGAGACCGTAGGTACTTCATCTCAGAAACCAGTCCGTCCGTATCCCTATGTTCAGAGGACACGCCCTCAGTTCGAGATCAGCGATACCGATCGTCCGGCTGTGGGTGGGCTCATGGTGCCAGCAACTTGGCTACCTGTGTCCTTCATGGACCTGGAACTGAAAGACTGGGTCGTTATTAAGAAGGGAACTATCCTATCAATCGATTCCGCAGGCAAGTTTATTCCTTGCAACGGAACCGCGGGAACTATCACCACGACATACACCGTGAATGACCAGAATGCTGGCGTTCGCGACCAGAGTGGCAATGCTGTTGTAGGCGGAACTTCAACCTGCACACGTGCAGCTTCTGTATGGCCGCTTGGTGTAGCCCCTATGGATATGTTCCAGAATACCAAGGGACGTTACAACAACTACCAGCTGCAGTCCGACACGCTTCCTCTTCTTTGTGAGAGAGTGGTGGAGGTTCCTTACTTTACGTACGTTGACAGTGGAGCAACATCAGAAGCAAACGCAACGCTACTTGCGGCATCGAAGACGATTGCCGTAGCGTATGGCGCTGATGATGCAAACGCTGACGACTTCGTTGCTGGCGACTGGGTAAAGCCAGATGCTAATGGCAACTATGTGAAGTGGAACACGGGTGACGATGTGAGACTGAAGGTTGGTCAGGTTCTAGCAGTAGATACGGACTTCCCGAAGGACATGCTAGAGCACGTGCAGACCTATCCTATGAGTGAGATGCCTGGGTCAGAGACCGGTGGATTTCCCGGCCATGTAAGCCTAGTGGGTGCAACTAAGGCCCTTCGCGTCCGCCTCACATTCTAACCAAAAAGCCACAGGAGGCAAATTCGATGAGTGACGGAAAGATCCAAGACGTGGTAAAAGACGGATTCAAGAAGATGGCGGAAGCCGCATTCTTGAATAACGGCGTCGTCGAGGATGGCAAGAGAATGAAGATCAAGGATCTTCTAGTCTCCAGCGATGCTTCTATCTTCCTACCGAAGGTAATCTCTTCAGTAGTAAAAGAAGCCGTGGAGCCTGTCCTGACCATCTCAAACAACTTCTTCCAGACCGTGCGCATTAATCAAGGGCGTTCGATCGAGTTCCCAGCTGTCGGAGCTCTAACTGCAGAAGACGTTGCTGAAGGCAGTGCATATCCAGAGAAGCAGCTAGAAATCGGTTCCGGGAACGTCGTGGCTATTAACGTCACGAAGTCCGGCGTGCTGGTTCGTGTGACCGAAGAAATGATCGAAGACAGTCAATGGGATGTCATCGGTCTTCACCTTCGTGCAGCGGGCCGTGCTCTTGCACATCACAAGGAATCAAAGTGCTCGACCCTATTCTCAACATTCGGTTACAAGGTATTCGACAACGTCGAACCTACCACCGGTGTTGTAGGTGCAACTACGGGCCGTGGCATCGATGGAGCTGTGAACGGTTCACTTCATCTCGATGATATCTTCGATATGATCGCGTACCTGATCAACTCTGGATTCACCCCGAAGACAATCCTTATGCATCCCCTGGCATGGCTCATGGTGGCTAAAAACCCCATGCTCCGTGAAATGGCATGGATGCAGAACCAAAACTACTGGGGCGGGATGTTCTCCGGTTCAGTAGGACAGACGGGCTGGGACGCAGCACAGAACCTGAAGTACAAGACAATCGCCCCGAACCTGTCAACAACTCAGACGACCATTCCTCAGGGAGTGTTCCCGGTACCTCTACGCGTATTGGTTTCACCATACGTGCGGTTCGTACCTAAGGGCGCCGCTGTGGTAAAGCAGTCTGACGGAACATCCGCTGGCAACACCCTGGTTACGACCAGTGGCCTAGCCAAGACGCCGCTAACTGACGTTTATGTAATCGACGACAGCGAAGCCGGCATCCTGGTCCAGAAGGATGACATCTCTACAGAACAGTTCGACGATCCTGCAAAGGATATTCGTCAGCTGAAGATTCGTGAGCGCTATGGCCTAGGCCTGTTATCACAGGGCAAGTCAGTGGTTGTTGCTCGTAACATCGCAATCGCAAACAGCTACGACTTCAAGCACGATCATTCAATCACCACGATGACCGAGCCGACGCGCAATATCTAATCACTGGGAGATAGATAATGAGTGATGAACAGAACAACCCGGTTGGTGGGCCTAAAAATCCACCAGCCGGTAATTCTGTACCGGTCAGGATTGTACTTCCTGACTCCTTAGTTAACTCCATAGTGGTTGAGGAGGAAGATGAACTCGATCAAGATGGGAAACCCTTCGTAATATGCATTAAGACTTAACCATCCATTAAGGAGTTGCTGGAATGGCCGAGATCATTTCATCTTCTCCGCTCAATGGAGAGACCGAAGTAGCAATCGGGTCTACGATTCAGGTAACATTCGATACCGCAATGGACCCCGCGTCCATTACCACACGAACCCTCGTACTCTACGATCAAGACACCAACATCATAGACGGTACCATTACTTATAATGGGACCACCCTCGTTGCAACCTTCACGCCCCTAGAGCCTCTTCTTGTTAGGCATGACTATACATTCGTTGTGCTTGGCGGGGAGAATGGCGTTCATACCCTTCCTGATATGTGGGGTGAAACAGATTATCTTCCTTCTAACTACCAGTTCACCTTCACAACCAATGATGGTAGATTCCTGCCTACATCGTCTACACCTTTCCCTTCTGGTGTGGACCCAGACATTCTTTACCCATCAGGTGTTACTTACTACACGCCATTTGATATCGTAAGAACGATACCTACCGATAGGGCAACAAACATTAGCCCCTCTGGTGTATTTCTAAATGCCTCTGGCTTACCAACAATCACTATCTACTTCAACAAGCCTGTCTCACCAGATATGCTAGATGGCACAGACCCCACAGTTGATGGTCGCCACGTATCTATCACAACACAGAATGTGCTTCAGGATCCATTCATTGACACTGAAGACCTATCGCATAGTGGGTCATGGTCTGTAATTGGCTGGAGAGCAATCTTCACCTTTGATACAAATGTTCTCTTTGATGAGAACGAAGAGATCGACGTTACGATCCCCTCCTCGATCCGCGCGACAGATGGATCGTCACTTGTAGATGGAGAAGACTATGAGTTCTACTTCACCACAAGATACAATCCTCTCTACATTGGCGTAGCCCATGTAAGGCTTGTTCTAGGGAACATTATAGATAATGTGCCTGACGATACTATTAATAGATTGATTCATACCAACTCATTGCTGGCTAACTGGTACTCAAGAGAGAGGCCAGGAGTTATCCAGCCATTCCCATCGAACATCTTCGAACCATCTGTTATCACCACGACAAGACCAGCCTTTATCGTTAACCCGGTAACAGGTGCGCCTCGCTACGTCAAGGAATATGTCCTTGCCAAGACCTGTCTAGATCTTCTCAAGGCTAGGTTCTTCGACTATGTTGATGGTGTCATGCTAGGCGGCGGCCCCGGCGCCTCCAAGTCTCTCGACGATCTACGTATTACCGAGGGCAATGGAATGCTCTACGCTGCAACAGTAGGACCACTAATTAATAAGCTCGAAGGAGACTATCTAACTCCTGGGTCTGTAGCTTACTGGCTAGCCTACATTACAGGTAAGGCAAAGTGGAAGCCCGGATTTAAGGTTGCTTGGGGAGCTAAAGACCCGCGCAATCCTCCAAAGAGGACTGATTGGATTACTGGTACGGGCGGCGGAACGACTAGCACAGGTACATTCTAATGGCTGACCTATATCCTAGAGACCTAGCCATATCTAATAGCCAGCGACTGTACATTGGTACGGCCACTGTGGGGAACATTGATCTTAGGGCAGAGCTACATAAGATACTCTTCGGAGATCGCAATCATCCTGGGGAGGGCCACAAAGTCCTCATTCGCAGGATGGATAGTACGTGCCCCTGTATGCTAGAGGAGAAGGGCCAGAAGCATCGCGAACCCGACCCCAAATGCTCCGTTTGTCACGGGGAGGGCTATGCCTACTCTGAGTTCCTATGTACAGCGTGGCGCTCCCTTGTAGGCTCTAAAAGTGGGGCTTTGCCTGCATCCTATATGGCAACACCCCCTGGAATTACTGATATAATCGCCCATAACTTCTTCTTTGAGTACAATACCGAGCTCAAAGACATAGATAAGATAATCGAGCTAAATCTAGGGGTTAATGGGGCTCTGCCAAGTTCTTTAGGAGAATTACAGCAGAGAGAGAAATTCAAGATACTTCAGCTTATTACTTATAGAGCTGATAATGGAAGAATAGAATTCATAAGAGCAATTTGTCAGAGCGAGGAATGGTAATGAAATTCTGCTCAGGATGCAAAACTAAGAAGGATCGCTCCGAGTACTACGCGCATTATTGCAGCAAGGACGGATTACATAGTCAATGCAAGAGCTGCATGAAGAAGAATTGGGCCAAGTACGCTAAAACTAATAAGAGTCGTATTCAGAATATAGTCAGTAAGTATCAAGCAAGAAATATAACCAAGGTAAGAGCATCTACTCGAACATGGCAAATGGCTCATCCTGAAGCAATGCGAGCGATTGCAGCTACCAGAAGGGCTCGCAAGCTAAGGGCGACCCCAGCGTGGGCCTCTAAAGAGGTGGTAGCTGAATATAAGCGACTTTCATATATTGCTAAGGAGATAGAAGAAATTGCTGGGATTAAGTGTCAAATAGACCATATTTATCCATTAAAAGGCCATAATTCATGTGGGCTTCATGTAGCCCATAATCTGCAACTTCTCACAGAGTTTCAGAATAAGGCTAAGAGTAACAAAGATCCCGAGATAATAGGAGTAACTGTTGATAAGATATATAGGGCTGACAATGGGAGGATCGAGTTTATAAGGGCGATCTGCCAAAAAGAGGAGTGGTAACCCATGGGTAACATGTTTATGGGTACTACTAATCTAAACGGGACCGTTGTTCCCACGGATCTAACGTCGCTGGAGTACCCTGATCTTCCGCGGCTAAAGATGGACCGCCATGGTACGATCGAGGACTTTACCACGGTGGCCCTGAGAGCCATGAAGTTATTTCAGGGGAAGATTATGAAGAGGGGCAGAGAGACTTGGGTTCCTCTAGTAGCAAGTTATCCAGGGCAGAAGATAACGGAGAACTCCTTTATCAGGACTAGAACAGATCTTAAGACCCTAGAGGACTTCTACTTTCTGCACCCGTTTGCTGATCTAGTAACATATACATTGAGGTTCCAAGCGCCGGCTGGTATCCATACGGCATTTGGTAAGGAGCGGCAACGCGCTCCTCAACATAGAGAAACCTTCTCAGTACCGGACCAACCGGGAATACTCTATGAAGTGGTAGCACTGCCCATGGATAATTTGGTCCAATTCGATTGCTGGTCCTCTACGGGAAGAGGAGCTGACAATCTCGCTTCGTGGTTCAAGACCTTCATGGAGTTCATGAAGGGGAGCATCATGAGGCAAGGGTTCTCTAAGATTGAGTTCTGGGAACGCGGAGTTGACAAGGATGTCACGCAGTGGAGAGACGATATAGCTTGCAGAACTCTCCAATACTATGTGAGAACTGAAGAGTTCTATATCATTCCGAGGACTGCAGTAACCCAGATTAATTTGGAACTTGAAGTGCATTACGATCTTGACGAAGAGTCCGATCTCTTCCTCAGGGAAATGCAGGGGCATCCGGTAAGCGGAGTTATTGATCCCGACACTATACCCGAGATTGCAGACTTGGTGCCACCAGTAGGAACAGCAGAACTAACAGATCATGGTTAATCCAACAGGAGGACATTAATGGCCCGGACTGAAAACCTACCAGTATTCGAGAGTGAGCTGGTCGATGGCGGGCTGCAGGTCAACGTATCAAACGTGACAGGCGACCTAGTCCTAGTTATCGGCTTTGGAGCAGAAGGTCATACCTATGCCGATGACTATATCAATCAGCCAATCCGAATCAACAAAGGCGATGAGGCCGAATTTGTTTATGGCCTAGCGTCTAATAACTCTTCACTAACCCAGGCTATCTACGAGGTTCTAGGAGCAGGAGCAAATACTGTATTCGGCTTCAATCTCGGTCAGTGGGGAACAGCAACATACACAGACCCGGCAACGGATATCGTGTATCCTCTGTTCACTTCGCTAGGTGGCTCACCAGAGTTATTCGAAATCAACACTGCCAATTACTACAAGGCTCTTGGTTATGCCTATGAACTACTGAAGAACTGGAATGCTGATGTTATCTACCCAGCAGACGCTTATGCGTTTGATGCAGTAACACCAGTATCCGGCCGTCCTACCAACTTCGGTTATCAGGCAGCCTTCGCAGCCTATGAGATGAGTAGCCAAAACAACGAAGTTATCGTTGTTATGAACGTAGAGCCCGCTGCATCTGGTACGCTTTCATACGTAGCAGATTACATCGGAACGCTACCAACCACGAACGTTCTGGGTGTCATTACTCAGAATGGAACCGGCCTGCTAGGCGAACCCTACCTAGTCGGTGAAGTTGGAAACGTTGTACTCCCTGGCTTCTACGCCTCTAACTTCGATGGCGATGATTCGAAGTATGGTCTGCCTCCTCTAGCAACGACTGAAATCCTGCTTGATCGTAAGAACAACAGGGTTGATATCGGAAGATATCTATCGATCGTCGCTGAGCAGCCTACCTACTCCAACGGAGCATTCACTACAGGTGGCGGCGCTGCAACCTATACGGGCCTGGGCGGTTCTGCATACGCAGGATTGGTATCAACCCTAGTTCCCCACAGTGCGCCAACTAACAAGATCGTCCCTGGTATCAGCACCTTGTACTACTCAAAGTCGCTGTCCCAGCTGGACAAACTTGCAGGTGCGCGGTATGTAACATTCCGTCGTACCAACAGGGGTATTCTAGTAACGGATTCTCCCACAGCGGCACGGCCTGGGTCTGACTATAACAGACTACAGGTAATGCGTATCGTAAACGCCGTAATGAAGATGACCCGCCTTGTTGCGGATCCATTCATCGGCGAACCGAACAGCGATGCGATGAGAAATGCTCTCCAGACAGCCCTGGACAAGCAATACAAGAAGTTCTGTACTACAGGGGCTCTACGTCAGTACGACTTCAAGGTCGTAGCAAGCGACGCAGATCGTGTTCTAGGGAACATGAACATCGAACTTACGCTAGTTCCGGAGTTCGAAACGCGCAGGATCAGAGCCGTTGTTGTGATTAAACCGAACATCTAATAACTAAGGAGCACAACAGATGGCGGATCTAACAACCAGTCAATATACGAGAACCTATACGTCCTTCTCAGGCGTTGATATCATCGCATACTTCGATAATGAACGTATCGGTGAGATCCAAGGTATCTCGTATAGTATCACAAGAGAAAAGGCACCCATCTATACAATGGGTAGTGCGGACCCACGGTCATTTAGCCGTGGGAAGCGCGGTATCGCAGGATCAATGATATTCATCCTGTTCGATCGCCACGCTCTACACCGCATCATGAACAAGTCATTATACGTCGGTCATACGGATGAGAACATCATCCGCAGACGTGTAAACGGCTTGCCTCCTGCACCAGTAGATCAGGTTGATAATACGGTAGTCGCACGTCTTACAACCCCGATCTATGCTGACCAGGTTCCTCCTTTCGATGTCACCCTGACAGGTGCTAACGAAGTTGGACAGGTCATGACCATGGGCATCATGGGCGCTGAGATCCTGAACGAAGGTTCGGGAATCTCAGTTGACGATATCGTGAACGAAATGGCGTTCACATACGTCGCTCGTGAAGTCACTGGCTGGCGCCCAATTGAAAATGGGACCACAGGCATTGACATTCTCGATCTCGGGGACAACGTAAATCTTTCGACCATCCCCGGTCTCGTAGAAGGCAATAACCCGTAAGAGCTAAAAAGATAGGCTGAGGGGTAGCGCGCAAACGTTACCCCTCGGACCTTCTTCTGCAATGAATCCCTCCGGAGCTTTAAGATGCCCACAGGTGGATATTCCAACGATAATGGTGTATCACTAGGAATGGCGGGTTCTGTTTATAACAGGACCAATACGTCTTTCTCTGGTTGTGATATTAAGGCCGTTGTCAACATGGCTGGTGGGTCAGCTAAGCAAATCGGTAACCTCAGTACTATCTCCTACTCGATCCATAGAGAGAAGTTCCCCGTTAGGGCTCTGGGGTTTACTAGAGCCAAGGGTTGGACAAGAGGGCCCAGGACAATCGCTGGTACTCTGGTATTTACTATCTTTGATAGATATGCTCTATACAATATCGCACAGGCCAAGGCTGTACTAGACAGAGGCCGCGGCGAAGCAGCCTACTCCCTACTCGGAGATCAGATGACTCCGTTTGATATCATATGTATGTTTACGAATGAGTATGGAAGGTCTGCACAATTGAGGCTTATAGATATAGAGTTAGTAGACGAGGGCCAAACAATGTCTGTTAACGATATCTACACGGAGAGTACTCATAGCTTCGTGGCCGGGGATATAGATGTGATGTATCCTGAAGAACTTGGACCCATGACTTCTAAGAGGCCATTCCTATCGGAAGGTGTGGCCAATTCGTTCCGTAGTTAATTGTTAATCCAGTCTGTTCTATACAAGCCAAAGATATGGTCATTCGAGACATTGCGAATGACCTGAGATGTTTGCCATCCTGAAGACATACTAGGTATGGCGTCGGGGTTCTCGGGAAGAGAGAAGTACTTTCCGCAGGCACCTGGATGAAAGAAGACGTTCTCTCCTATCCAGAAGTAAGACTCGTCCATAAAGAGTTTCTTATTCATCTGGTCAATCAAAAGAGGGGTCACGTCGGCGACCACACACCTGAGGACCTGCTCTCTTCCCCGACCCAGACACTGCTCTCTAAGACTTCTAAGTTGGTCTATCGAAGATATAACACCACCCACTAGTTTATTCTTCTCCTGAAGTTCAGTAGCTGTGAGGTTCCGGCCAACATATACTTCCTGGGCCTGGCCATGAATAGCAATCCACATAACATTAGTTAGGAACCAGCGCTTACAGAAGACTAGGTTCATGTGGTTGCTACCAATGGGGTCCATGGTCTCGGCCGAACGCTCGGTTCTGTAGTATGGCAGATAGAGTTTGAGTGTCGGAATAGCTTCTCGCACCCTTGAATAATCAATATAAATGGCGTAATAGCAGGAGTCTTGTACCTGGAGAGGCTCAATAAGGCTGACGTAGCGGTACATCTTGGCATATACCGGGGCCACTATTAATGTTATAATCAATGCGGCCAGTAGTTTCTTCATAGTTCGCCTCCAGAAGTAGTATAGTAATACCAACCCCAAGAGTCAAGTAGGAATCCGTGGGATCTAACTCTTATCTATCCTCCCTAAGCGACAGCGCTGGTAAACTCTCCATAGCCTCTACTGTAGCCAATAAGCTTCTTGGCAGGGACAAGGGCTATACAGACATGTCTGCCCAGACCGGGTCAGAAGAAAAGTACGTGACAGATTACTACGCAGGTAGTCAGGTTGCAATCTTCATGGGTGATCTTTGGCTCTCAGACATTACAATGATCCAATACCAGGCCACCCAGAACAAGAGACCCTTCTGGGGATACAAGTCTAAGAAGTTTGATGTTATGGCCCAGGGTACACAGCTTATCCAAGGCGTCTTCTCCATGAACTATACTCACACCAACTTTCTTAACATGGCTGTAGCCGAATGGAGAAAGAGAACTGTAGTTCCTGACAAGAATACGGAGATCAGCGAGGATGAGATCCAACGCTTCCTAACTGATATCAAGGCTACCTCGGACCCCTACCTTCTCAAAGACCTAGCTTACAGTCCTTCAGGTGTTATGAACAACCAGAATAACCAGTTCAATAACCTCGACAAGAGTGCCAAGCAGGCCCTGCTAGAGCAGTTCTTCTGGGGCGCCGACGACGTGAGACTAACCTCAACTGCTGTTATACAACCAGACGACCTGCCCCCGTTTGACATCACTATTACATTCGGGAACTATCCAAGTAGCCGCGATAACCCCAACTCAATGGACGAGTTCACTAGTGCCCATACAGTAAAGGCCTTGACAGGAGTCCACATCACGGATTCCTCAATGCAAATAGGCATTAGTGGAGAGCCTATACAGGAGATCTTCACCTTCGTGGCCAGAGCCCTGGATACCCCCTTGACACGGGTGCCCAAACAGTTTATAGTACCACCTAAGAAATCTGAGGCAACTCAGTAAATACAGGAGGAAATAGCAATGAGTGAAAAGGTAACAGAACCTTCAAAAGTAATAGCACCTTCAGCAGAGATGATTGCTGAACTCAAGAATAGGTATGGAGTGCTCTTTAAGGTTTCATACAACAGTTCAAGCAACTATCTTATTCGTCCAATCACCAGGGCAGAATACAAAGACGTGGTCGCAGTTATCGAAACCGTCGATGCTAAGCTCCGCCCTGAACTTCACGATGAGAACGTGGTTAAGTTAGGCGTCGTATGGCCCACATTGCCGCCCGAGTTCTTCACCACGAGTGCTGCTGGACAAGTTCCCAATCTAGCTCTACAGATTATGGAACGCTCTGGCTTCTCGAACAACGTGGATGTCACGGAAGTATAAATCCCTTCCTGCCATGGTCTTCACTGGGGCTAGGGTCTTATGGGCCCTGGCCCCTTTTATTTAGAGGGGCTTATGATAGAAGTAGACTTAAAGCGTAAGTATGGTAGGGTCTTCCGAGCCGTTCTCCCATCAAAGACAGTCTTGTACTTCAGATTACTAAGCAAGACTGAGTATGATATGTTTGCGCGGCTGCACCCTTCCATGGAAGCTGACATTCCCTTCGAAGCAGAAGAGTATGTTATTAATACTGCTGTTGTATATCCAAGCATTCAGGAGCTAGATCTGCACTGTGGAGCTACAGAGCTCAAAGCTGTAGTTCCTCACATTATAGTGGCCTCAGGATTCTCAGATCTCGAAACCTTCTTAGCTTCGCTAGCCGAGAAGAGAGAAGAGATGGGCCTGCTTAGTGAGCAGATTATAGCTACTATCATGAGGGGTATGCCAGCGTATCGTCGCGAAGATATCCAGAAGTTGAACTATGAAGAGATAGCTCATCTCCTAGCGCTAACTGAAATCATTACTGGCGAGATGCTTAACATTGGTGATGTCCAAGAAGATACAGCTAATCCGTTATACCAAGCCAATGCTAAACCTAAAGCTCCCAGAGTGGCTATGCCAGACATAGCCCATATGAGTGAAAGTGAAAAGGCCGTAGCCGAGAAGCTTAGACAAAAAGGACTAGAGGCTCTCTCCGCTATTCGTGCCAGAAGGTAACTAAGTGCCGCTCCCACCTAGCATGCTCAGAAATGCGACACTTGGACTTGGAGGCCTAGCCGGCCTTGCTGGCCTTCGTTCAGATACTGCCTCCGACTTCAATGATCAAGGTTCCAAAGATACCCCTACAAGTGTAGCTTTCGCTGCTGGTATAGGTGCTACTACAACCGCAGCCGTAATGCTTGGCGTCAACTATGCCATGAAGAGGGCTTCTACTCCCGCGCTACAAGGGAGGTATGGCGCTCTTGGAATGGCCCTTGTTGCTGGCGGCGCCTACGCAACAGGTAGGATCTTCAGCAGATATAACCCAGCTAAGATGTATGAAGGAGATCAGCGTAGTGCTCTACCCGGAGTGCTTCAAGGTGTCATGGGCCTTGGGGCCTTATGGTATGGCGGCAAGGCTATATCGCCTTACCTTGCCAGGAGTGTCGCCAACTTTGACATGCAGGCTAGGCCTTGGTTCAGTGCTGTAGGTAGAGCTTTTGATGAGACCCAGATCGACTTCAAGAATCTACCTAACTCAGTACGAGACTTTAAGAATGCATTCACCCAGAATCTTCAAGCTACTAGAGAGATGTACGCTCATAACCAGCTTGAGGGCCCGCCTCTTACCAAATATCTATCCTTATACAGCAATATAATAAACTCAATTAGTGACCCAGCAATGCGCGGCACAATGCTGGAGGGTGCTAACCAGCAATTGCTAAAGAGGCACTCATTAGCTGATCTGAATGTTATTAATGGAATAAGGTCTGCTACGTTTAGCGACCTACTACATCATAGTGGCCTTCCTGTAGATTCGCCTGTTATGGGAAAGGCGAGAACAGTTGCCAACCTATTATATGATAAAGTAATGTTCGATAAGTTGGGCCTTGGTAAGGGTGTCATGTTTGACACCAGATCCAAGAAGATATTGAATCTTAATGCATACACTCCAGGGAGTATGCTCAAGAGCGGGTTACTAGGATTCGAGAAGAACTTTACGATCCCAGTGGCCGGCTTCAATCCCATATCTATCCTAAGGCCTAGAGAGATATCGGGGTACTTTAGCCAAGGTCATCAGTTCCACTACTTCCCAGCTGGTTCAAAACTTGGTCCTAAAGCAACTGAAGTTGCAGGTCCTATGGGAGCCTATTTTAGCGCTGGGCGCCTATATGATGTAGCCACCCGTAGAGATACGGGTATTAAGGGATCACTAGTTAAGGCGGGGCGCTGGGTTGAAGGCGAAGTAAGACATCACCAAGAGACCCGCTTTGGTGAGACGATGCGGATGTTCCATGGTGAAGGACTAGGTAAAGAGGCTTCACCCGGCTTTATAAATATTGGTCATACACAAGTCCGTGCTCCGGATACACTAATCAAGAAAGCCCTAGCATTCATAGAGGCAGGGCCACAGACGGGATTCCCTCAAGTCCAGTCTGTTCCAGAGAGATTTATAGATGTCGTAAAGAATAAGAAGGGCATTAGCGGAGTAGCTAACGCTATCAAGGAATCTATGCGTATGCTTCTCGGGGAGACCGACGAAGCTGCCGCATATATGAGCCCCTATAGGAAGCTAGGGTCTAGTACTAACGTATTCCCTACCATGGCTGCAGGAAAAGGATCCTCTTTCGCCTTCTTAGCAGATAAGGATATCCCTGGCGCAGCAGCATTCTTCTTAACGAATAGGCCTACTCGTCTGCTGGAGAGTCTAGGCGTTGGCGGATTCGATCCAAGAACTACTCGTACTGCCACAGATGTCATTAAGAAGTTGGTCCTCTATCGCTTCCTCCCCGTGTATCTAGCTTGGAAGAGCCTGCAGTTTACCAACGACATGTCCAATGCGGCTCTGGGAATAGGGCCCCTAGAAGCAGGCGCCTCTCTATTTGCTGGTGCCAATGTAGGCATGGCCTATATGAGGGACATCCTTGGTATCACTGGGATGGCTCAATACCTGGAAGAACTAATGCCTGGATTTATTACTGCTTCAGGTCCTAGTCTAGCTAGAGGAATAGGCCTTCCGATCCTAGGCGGAACTAAGTTCGGCCCCAAGGGCTTGGTTGCAGGGATGGCAGCTTCCGCGGCCTTGGGCTTCGGTGGAGATATAACCAAGACAGGAACAGAGAAGGCCGATGAGTATTTTGGTGATGCCCGCGTGCCCCTAAAGCAGGGCAGGTGGTGGATGTTTGGCAGCACACCTTTCGAAGGTGGCAAGGTTAAGGAATTCATCCCCAACTGGTATCAGCGAGTTATGTCTCGCTATCAATATACAGATGTCCAGTACGGCTCAGAACTCAAGTACTGGAGCCAATACCTCAACCCTTGGTACATGTCCGAGTACCACTACTATGATCGTCCTTATCCATTAGCCACAACAGGGATAGAAGAGATCCCGTTTATTGGCCCAGCTCTAAGTTCAATAGCGCCTACACGCTCAATGCACGGAGATGAGTTTAGTACTGGAGGTGTTCTAGGAACAGGCATTGGTCCGGGATCAGGATTAGGTCTTGGTGGTGGCCCAGCAACTGCTATGTTAATGCCAACCATAAGTGGGCCTACAGCTGTATACCCACAAGAAACAGTTGGCGGGTATATAGCTGGCACTCCCGAAGAAGAGGGAATTGCTGGTGGTGTAAACCCCATGCTTGGCGGTCTGCCTCCCGACGCTGCCAGCCTGCCTAATGGACTGGGGGGAACAGCTGGCGAAGAAATCTATCGCATGACAGAGTACATGGGCTTATATGGTTTTGGTATTGGGGCTATTAAGGAACAGCTAACTGGAAGCCAAGACTTCTTTACGGGACCACAGATCCAATCAGCACGGTATATGGATAGTGCTGAGAGATCTTACTGGGAACAGAATGTGGGTGACCCATTTGGTTATACTGAAATGTTCCGTCGTTTCCTCCCTCACCGCCGTAGGCAGATTGACCAAGTCAATCCCATCCCTAATACAATGCCTGACTGGATGCCAGGACCTGAGTACTTCCAGAACTTTAGGATAGGGGATCCATACTCGAAGGTAGACTTCGGCGAGATCCGACTGCCAGGTAGTGGCTATGAAAAGTTCTATACGCCAGGAGCTGGCGTTGTTGAGGCTGCCCGTAGTCTAGGCACCCAGAACCTAGGGATAGCTAATACATATCCTGAGTACTCAATGTTGGATATCTATAGAATCACAGGAGACGTAGCACCATGGAGCCCACAATACAGGTACGCTAAAGCATACCTTGGCTCTATGTCGAAGGCAGGACTTCTAACTCCAGAGGGTGAAGAAGAACGTAAGAAGGTTGCCAAGGAAGTACCCCTACGTAAGCGCAGATGGGATTTCACAGAGCGCAAATTCTCTGAGGGCGATCTACAAAATGAACTGCTTACTGTATCATCCTATCTTGGCAATGGCGCCTTTGAAGCTGAAGGCCAAAGGGGAATCTTTAAGCTAGCAGGGATTAAGAGTTTAACTCCCGAAGGTGAGGAAAGACTAAAGTCTAACTTAACACCTGGAAGCACGATTCTTGCTCAGACCCTAGCTGACGAACGCTATAGGACTAAGGACCTTACGGTCCCAACAACCCCAGTTATAATTGGTGGTCTCAATAGAGGACTTGTAACATCTGGTGAAGCAGAGTTCGATAAGACTGGACCCGGCGAAGTATTCGCCCCTATGAATCTTAAGGTCCAGTACAATCCCATCGAGCGAATGGTTGGAGGCCTCTGGGAGGATATAAGTCACGCAGACGTTCCCTATCTCCAAACGAAGTTCATGCACAAACGTACCGCTCTTGAAGAGTGGGAAAGAACTATGGTCTACGGTAGAGACTCGTCCTCGTGGTCGAGACCTATCCGAGACTTCGTCGAACCCCTAATACATAAAATGATGGGCGGAGGCATTGTTGGCTCTGCCCTACTAGGTGGTGGCCTAGGTTGGTTTACAGGTGCTACCCGTAGTGCAGAAACAGAAGTGGGTGCTTCTACTATAGGCGCTCTAGCAGAGGCTGCGGGCAAGGCTGGCAAGGTATCTCTAGCGGGTAATCGTACTAGGATACTAACTGCGGGGGTAGGAGCTATCATTGGTGGAGGCCTCGCCTTGGCAGGAGGAGTACTTGGACTTGGCGGGTCAAATTGGGTACCAGAGTATAGAAAGAAGATCTGGGATACGGAACAGTACTTTGATACTCTAGAGTATCTTAAGTACCAAGGGCTCTACGCTAAGTCTCGTAGGGAATCTATGCAGCAGACGGGCATGGATCCCGAAGAGCTTATGCAATCTATTGAGGCATCACGTCGTGCTAGAAAGACTATCGCCGATCAACTCAAAACTGAGTATGGAGACCTGGGCCTACAAAGAAAGAAGACCGAGAGCGCCAAGGAGATAGAAAGCATTAAGAAGCGCAGAGATCTTGTAGCTGCCCAAATTGAAAGACTAAGTTATCAGAAGTGGACAGAGGATGCTGCACTAGATGCTGTTGCTGGGACCCCAGTTGGTAGAGCTCTTGAGTATCGCAAGAGGGCTACATCAACTATGTATGGAGCGGACCCGAGGGGAGACTTTGCCAGTATCATGAGGGCCCTCCCCAATAAGCAACGTGAGTTCTTCCAGGCCTTTGTACAGGCGCCCCAAGAAGAGCGTTCTAGAATCCTTGAGACCACACCTCTTGGGATGCGCCGCTTCCTTGAAGCCAAGTGGGGCATGGATGTAGAAGCCAATCCAGACCTAACAAGTTACTTCCAGGAGAACTACCTGCCAGCAGAGAACTGGGTAGGATGGCATCCTGCGGTTAATCTGGATGATGTCAAGCTTAAGGTAGCGCGCCAAGAAGGCCTAGATATACATGACTTTAACCTATGGGAGTCATCGGAGCGTGAGCTAAGTAGAAAACCCTATGTGCCCCTAATCGACCCATTCACAGCCAGTGACGATCAGGGTCAGATGAAGAGCCAGATAGCCGACATCATAGGCGGTCAAGGTTATAATAACTATGATATCAGTGTTACTCCCTATGCTTCTGATAGAGAGGGAATCAACTTGAACTTTGATGTCAAGTATGCTACCCAGCCTGACGCTGTCGAATACATACGTAAAAACCTAGGCAACCTAATGAGCCCCGCATATGGCTAATATGGAACACTATAACCGTCTCCGCGGTATGTTCAAATTTGACCTGCCCAAGTATGAGGTTAGGGGTAGTGGTCTCGTTTGGCATAATGCCTCACTTATTAGTCCACTCGATATACGCATAGGCACGGGCAAGGGTGGAGAAGCCGTTTACCAAGAACTTGGTGACTGGCTAAATAAGCACGCCGCTCGACTGCTAAGTCTCCCCAAGGCGAGACAGCAGGAGTTAGTTCAAGAACTGGGCTCAACCGCAGAACAGATGCTAGACATCGCTCCTAAGATAACAGGAGCTGGTGGTGTTTATGTTCCTATGTCCTCTGCCTTACGTAAGTCTATGGCTATTGACCTCCCTGCTTATAAGGGATATAAGAGCCTAGAGGGACAGAGGGGAACAACTAGTGTAGCCAAGATGGGCTACTATAGAAATTGGGGAAGACGAGTAGAAGCTGCAGGCGGCGCCTTTGGTGGACTATCTGATGACAACATTGGTAACTTCATATACGCTAGAGAAGATATCGGCCGCTATATGGCTGGCCAAGGATCATACCTTAGCTCAAGAAAGCCTACAACTCTTGAGAACTACCTGGGCCTAAGTGGTAGTACGCCGGGCGCTAGACTAACAGCTGACGCTCTTTATACGGCAGAGCGCGTGCTCCATCTGCAAGACCAGCAGAAGTTATTCACACATGGTTCTGCATCGAGTGCAATGCACGATCGCGTAGCCGCCCACCTATATAATACAGGTAAGATTGTCCAAGCTACTATCCCTAACGCTCAGGCCCTCCGAAGCAGCAGTGTGGCTGGCCTACTACTAGGCGGACCTGCCATCGGTCGTAAGGGTATCTTTGGAGATATTAAAGCACAGCGCGCTTCCGTAGAAGCCTTTAGTCTGACTGCCCTTGGGCGCTGGTACGATCCCGCAGGCCTTAATGAATTAATGCAGAAAGTACATACACCTGGAGCTGTTCTCAGCTCGGAAGAGTATGTACGTCTAAAGGCATCGACACCTGGGCGAGCCGAAGATCTGATTAGTGTACTTGATAAGTTCAGACTTGAGCCGAATGCCGGAGGTGTCAGCCCGGAAGTACGGGCCTACGAGAGCCTGGGGAAGAGAGTCCCGCTCGAAGTCTCTGTGGCTGCAGCCGCCCATGAAGGTGATGCCCTTAATCTAACTATGCAAGTTAGCCACGGTCTTGTAGAAGGCAACAAGGTTTCCTTCCTCGACAGGAAAGCACGTCTTGGAACTCTTGAAGATGCTGGCTTTGATGCTGCCCTAGGAGATATCGTGTCAGCTGGAGGCTTGTCTGGTAGAGAAGCTGCTGCCGTTAGAGGGGCAGATGTAATCCTTCCTCCTATCAGTGCAAAGGGCGGAGATGTACAGCGTATTATGCGCCAGTGGTGGGAACCATATCTCAACGCCCTAACCATCCCAGAAGCTGGGGTCTTTACTGAAGAACAAACTGTAGCCAACTTAGATACCATCGCTGCTGGATTTGAGAAGACTTTAGGAACCAAGGCCAAAGTTATCCGTCTAGCTAACGGCCAGAGAAGACTGGAAGTTCCGGGTGTAACAGCATTCAATATGAAAGCCACCCGCTATCTACATGACCTACTAGTACAAAGCGGACAAGGCGCCGTTGCTGAAGACATCGCTTCTCTTAGAAGACTGCCTGTTAATATGCACGCCTTACCACAAGAGTTGTTCTCTAAGATTGGCCCCGAGGTTGGTGGCGTAAGCGCCCTAGAGGCTCTTGGGTTCCAGATCGAGGGCTACGGTGGCCTAGCCCAGCAAGTAATGAATGCAACTGCACCTCGTGGCGGTAAACGTAAAGCTATGATGAACGAGATGCATTATATAAGCGCATCCTATTCTGGTATCCCAGGATATACAACTCCCACTAACAAGATCTCCTATAAGGATCTTGATTATAGAATGATACAAACCTTCGCTCCTGGCCGTGGTGGTATTGTGCCCCAGCCTCCCATAGGGGAGGGTAACCCTCTATCAATCCTGTACCACGAGAAGATGGCTAAAGCAACTAAGCCTACGGGCAGTGAGTTTAGTGCTTACTATATGCCAACAGAAGTAGAGCTACCTGTTGATGTAGTAACCAAGAGTGGTAAAACAACTAATAAGATCCTATTCACTAGTGCTAACTTAAAGAATATAAGAGGCGGTGCTGCCGGGACAGTGCGCAGCAGCGAACAACTACGCATAGAGCAAGCAATACTAGCCAACATAGCAGGCACAGGTGGGAACCTAAGCCAGCCAGAACTGCAACGCTTAGTTACCAGATATGAGAGTGAGCTTGAGACTGTTATAACTGGCAAGGAAGGCTTATACAATAAAGCTATCCTAAAGGGTAGATCTTATGGTGCCCAAGGTTCACTAGGCTTCTTATCCGACGAAGCTGAGCGGGGACTACTAGGTCAGTTCGAAGAGGGAGCCGATGCCCTTGGTGGCATGGTTGGCGTCACAGAAGAACAGTTCATTAAGCTACGTGGTCTAAACGCTTTAAGGAAGCTCCCTGCAGAACAACGTCGTAGCGCCATAGAGTCCATGGTTCGCCAAGGCGAGTACATGATCTCTAATAGAAACCCATCTCCTGCTGGTATGGCTGTAGCCCGCGTTGGTATTATAGACTATCTATCCGATAGGACCAAGGCAGGTATGATCACTTATAATGATCAGATCCTTGAGTCTGCAGGTATGGGCCTGTTCAAGAGGGCTGACATCGACGGAGATATGGTTCGTATTATCAGTGGCTTCTCCAGAACGAGGAGCGCCCGCACGTCAACATATGACAAGCTAGCCAAGGACGCTTTTGTCTCTATGCTGCCCCAGTACCGGGCCGCTCGTACAGAAGCTGAGTCTAAGATGGTATCTGCTGCCGAAAAGATCGGTAGCCTAAGTTCCTTTGAAGAGTTTATGGGATCTGAAGAAGTAGCTTCGGCTGCTGGAAGAACACAACTTGACCTTCTAGATGATATGTTACAGAAGAAGTTTACTACGGGCCCCGCCCATAGTCTAATGATCGGTGTTGCTGAAGGAGCCCGGTATAACAAGCTTGGCGATGAAGAAGCCAACAGGTTAACTAAGGTTGCCAGATATATCTACCAAGAAGGCGGTCTGGATATTAAGCAACAGAACGTTGTAGGAGGAGCCGTTTCTAACCTACAGGCTGCAATGTGGGATCGTGATCTCACAATGGGAGAGAGAGTTAATTTAACAAGGCCTCTACTTGAGGGCATTAATAAGAAACATCCTGAACTTGGTGGAGTAGACGATACAACTATCACCAATATGTTTAAGTCCTATGATGCTGGTAATGCCCAAGGCATGATTGCTAAGAGTTACTCCAAGCTAGTAGGCCGTAGTAAGTCCTCGTTGGCTCAGCCAATGGCCTTTAGGCGAGCACCTGATTACGCTATGGGTCCTGCTGAAGTGGTAGATTCAACTCTTATGGGTATGATGAGAAATGCAGGGTCTATCCAGAGCGTAGGACAGAACATAGGCGAGAAGAACGCAGCAGTAGCTGCTGCCGTAGAGCAACCACGCACATGGGAAGGAAAGGCTAGCGAAGCCATCGACTGGATAGGTAAGCGGGTATCTGATTATGGCGAGGGCTTGAAAGCTGGCAAGGGATGGGGTAAACTAGCTATCGGGGCCGGAGTCCTAGCCGGGATTGGACTATCTCTACGTCGTCCACCTAGGATGGATACTATGGAGGCTACCCAGGAATCTGACCAGCCAGTAGTTATCCCCAGAAGACAGCGCAATCTAAGTGTAATGACTAAGAGTCAGTATGATGTTAGAATAAAGCTGAGAGATGCCCAAAGGCAGGACAACCGCGCCTTTATCAACCTCTCCGAAGCTATAGCCGGTAAGTTCAGCCAACCCTCTAACGTCCGCATGCATATTCGAGATGACTCAAACGATGTCAACTATGACAAGGTGTTTCGCGACGCCTATAACCAAGAAATGAGAGCCGGATAATAATATGGCAGATAAAAGATCACAAGAAGATATAGCCGTTGGATCTTGGACTAATGAAGCATCTAACTTGCCAGGCGCAACGCGCCTTGGTTACATCTGGCTCAACGTCCCTCCCATCTCTATTTCATACGACCTGAATACCAATAACGATACCATGATGACCATGCGTCAGCAAGGCCCTAGTATTATTAAGACGGGTCGTACTATGATGACGTTCGAAATGCAGCTTGTGTTTACCGGCCGCCACATGATCAATACAAAGCTAGCGCCTATACTGGCCATGATCCGCCGCTCCCCATATACTACAATCTCTAACGAGACTGTAGCTAAGATCCTTGGAGAAACATCTCAGGATGCAGATAGCCTTAAGGGTCTTGTAGAAATACCTATTGTGGTTAGTGGCTATACACTCAATACCGAACCCTCCCTTCCCGACACTATAACTATGCACCTGGCATTCATGATCTACAACTATACATCCTTCCTTAAGAGTTGGGTATATCTTAAGCAGGGTGTGCGCAGAGATAGCAATGGTCGCGAGACAGCTTTTAGAGAAGACGGTGTCCCCATCATTGAACCAGCGTTATCTGCTGAACATAGTAACCTATACACCCAGTGGTGCGATAGCCTAATCAAGTCTAAGGATGATATTAGCAGTTTCATGTTCGATGGAGAAGTTGCGCCCACAGAGATTGGTGCATCTAAAAAGACTCGGGCAGGTATAAAGAATGAGTCGTCCTATACCGATCTACAAACTAGGGTTGATATAAAGGACCGCGCGGTCCTACGCAATGGAGATGCAGTTATCAAGGTTGGTGACTCCTTTCCTAATACCCCTACCAATGTAACCATTGGGTACCATGTCTATGAACTAAGTGATGCTCTTAATCTAGATCTGGGTGCCTATCAGAGTAAGAGGACCGGGGAGTGGATCTGGACAAAGGAAGACATGAGGCGGGATATCGTTGGCTTCATTAAGGATGAGTTTGATGTCACGGTTGATGCTAAGGAAAATGTAGAGACCCTAGTTGTTAAGTACCGTGAGTATCTAGAAGAACTCCCTGTATACAATGTTGCCTTCAAGTACATTAAGAAGGTATCTATTACTAATACTAGCTATCGTGTAATCGACGGCATGTCATTAAGGCGCTCAGTGCCTCTATCTGTTCTACCCCTGGTGTCATCTCCCGTTCCTACGGTACAGTATCTGGGCGGTGCCACCACAGACATCAGCTTTTCCATTACCTCAACCAGCGAAGACGATGTCAGAAAGTTAACAACTATCTTCGCAAAGGTAGAAGAGAGCTGTCGGAACAAAATTCACCACAGTGGATCCCAGTTGATTTACGTTGAATCTGATTTAGCCAACTTGAATGGCACATTTGTCATCACGACCAAAGGTATCAACGCCCAGTCAGTTCCCTCGCTTCCTGGGACCTTTGTCATGAATGTCAGTCTATCCGAACAGACTGAGGTCTCTAGGTCTCTTGTAATGCCAGAACAGTATAGTACAGAGAGACGCAAAGCCATTATTAAGGACATCCTGACCTATTATAAGAAGTGGGATTCGTCCAAGATCATGGCTGGCGACCGCTATATATTCGATAAGCAGAAGCCATCTTATATCGAAACCATCCTTATCCCGTCACTTGTTAGGGTAATACGTAATGGATATCTGCGTTATCTTAAAGAGCAGAACTTTGGTGTTGCTACTCCAGGAGAGGACTTCTTAAGTGCTGCAGATCTAATGTCTATCCAGCCGGAGACCAGTAGTAATGTTATGCAAGTCCAGGATGAACGTAGGGCAGTTAACCTAAGCCAAGAAATGCAAATAGGAATAGAGTACGAAACAAGTACAGGTTTCTGGACAACTGAAAAGATGCTTGGTTCATCAAGACTAACATCCTTCATGAATCCTATCTGGAAGATAGTAACCGGCCAACTAGGACATCATGAGTTGATAGCCACCAGCGCTAGGAACAACCGCGTTTGGACAGGCCTAATAAGGTGGCTTATTACTCTACTGCCACCGGGATCTGAAAAAGATCAGCACGGCCAGATGGTAACTAATGAACAAAAGCAGATTATGGGTGCAGTGGAAGCTATTAACAAGTCCGACTCTAGAAGGTTAGCTCTCCTGCTGCGTAGCCCCAAACTATTAGATTGGGAGCAGCGCATTATGGCTGGGGAAGATGTAGCCCTCTTCGAGTCTTCCAAGACCATTAATGCTGACGCCCAGATAGACTTCGACTCCTACAAGAAGTATGAGTATCTCTATCCCAAGGACAAAGATGGCAAGCCTAGCTTTGATGACAAGAAGGCTGTAGAGGACTTCGAGTCCAAGAAGATTCTATCCTGCTATCCAGATCTTGGGATCCCTTTCAGGTATGCCTGTGTTAATAGCAAGGGCGAGCAACTCTATACCTATGTCAATGTGAAAGAAGACAATACCAAGGTTCGTGTGAAGATGGGGAATAGTTCTATTATGAGACTTGATGGGACGCCCAGCCCAGCAACATCGCTAACTATAGATCTGATTGCTAGAGTAGGCGGCGCTAGAACAAGACTAAAACAGCCTACAGACTATACGGTTTCAGGTGTCAAGGTTTCCTTTACAACTGTCCCTTCAAGAAGTGACTATGAGATTGAGATCAACTACTCGACTAGAAAGCCCGTTACTCTTCTAGCTACCAATCCAGCCTTCTATCTAGCCGACCAGACATTGCTAGACTCGCAGGAGACACAGAAGCTCCTTGCTGAAAAACCTGCTGATATCAATGCTAAGCATGATACCCTGGGGTTCAATAGCCCTGTGACCATTGAGAGGATCTTCGGGACAACCGTAGTTCCATCTAATGTCATCTCCAATACATGGAGTACAAGCGGCGTTAATCAATTCAGTGCTAGCCTGTCAATGGAAGACCCTGCCGGCAACAAGGTTTCAGCAGACCAGTCGCAATCCGACAAGTCTATTAAGAAGGCTAGAGAAGATATAGATAAACTAAACGCTTCTCGTAGGACCACAGGTGATCTATCTAAGGTTCCACAGTCTCCTAATATAAGCAATATTGGAACCATGAAGAGTCTTGATGACATCGTTGCCACCCCAAGGATCATGGGGCAGCTAACAGCTTATGGCCAGGAGACTTCAGATACTGTTATCGCTGAAGCTCAGCTTGAACATAAGATCTTCAAGTCAACCTTTAGAGACTACAATGCTGATATTGAGAAGAGCGTGGGCGATATTGTTGCGGAGGCCCGCAAAGACATCTATGCCAATCCTAAGTATTACTCTATGGATAGGGCTTATCCTACCTACAAGTTATACTTCAGGGAAGAGAATGCCCCACAGTGGTTCTTGTTCGACAACTTCTTCGACTATAGATCACTAGAATCTATAAGGTTCTGGAGAGAGAAAGCTTCTCCGGTAGCCCGTTGTCATATCGTTCTTAATGACACTAACGGAACCCTAACTGATATTAAGGCCCTACTAGCCAAGGAATCATTCAATCCTGAGACTAGGAATACTAACGAGAGTCTAACAGATGCATCTGGCGAGAAGCCAATGCAGACACTATTCCTAACTCCAGGTACACAAATTCAGCTCAAGGTTGGATATGCAACTGACCCGGCCAACCTAACAACCCTGTTCAACGGGTTTATCACAGACGTATCTCCTGGTGAGAAGTACGAGATCATCTGCGACAGTTATGGCCTAGAGTTACTCAACGACGCCGATATGGGAATGCTAACAGGCTGGCTATGCCCGCCCAAGGCATTCATCTGGATGATGCTTCTAGACCCCAAGGTCAAGCACTTGGGAACACTATTCACACCATCCACACTGCCCACAGGCCTAAGCGATTGGTTCGATGGCCCTAGCTTCGACGACAACATCTACATTAATGAGCGCCATGAGCCTGATAAGATCCGTCTATTCCAGGCATACAACGCTGATGGAATGAAGAAGTGGGACGTTCTTCAGGACATCGCTGCGGCACATCCTGGATTCATATGCCAGACAGCTGTCTTCGACGATCGCGAGACGGTCTTCTTTGGGCGCCCCGACTTCAACTATGCCTATACATCCGATCTAGGTACAGTTAGCTACTACCCAGATCTAAGCAATGAAGAGATAACTAAGGCCATGAAGGCTGTTGCTGGAGACTATTTATCTGGAGCAGCTCCTCAAACTGCCTTTGGGAAGAGCTACGTAGCTAGCTCCCAGAGCCAGGATATCGCTAACTACAACCAGAACAAAGAGAACATCGAGAACGCCCGCAAGCTTCTCGATGAGATTGGCAAGGATCCTAGCCAAGTAATTGGGTTTAACTATATGCAGTGGATGCCCTTACAGAAAGCCATCGATTCAACCATCCAGTTGTATCATGATAATCTATACAACGACTATCAAAATAACACCAAGGCTGGTGTGTTTGAACTAGTCAAAGAATACTGTAGATGCGTAGATCAGCTAAGTCAATTAGCTGCAGATATACAAACCCATGGTAACGTAGAGTATGACCTATTTGGTGGAGCCATGACGCCCGAGGCCAAGAAGAAGAGGGACGAACGCCGTAGGGCTACTATGGTTACCAAGCCCGCGGACATCTCTCTCTTCGATGTAACCGAAGCATCGAATAGAGCCCGACTAGATACCGAAGGCACAAAGGTCAAAGGCTTAGACGGTCGCAACCAGATCCTCGATAAGAGACTGGCCGTACTATTTGACAAGCTTAAGGTCTATGCTCAGCAGAATGGCTGGGTCATTGAGCTACGCGAGGGCTATAGAAATAAGCAAGATCAGGAAGCGGCTCTAACCGCTGGCTATAGCAACGCCATCTACGGCTTATCTCCTCATAGCTACGGTTTGGCTTTCGATATTGCGCTTCTATATAACAGCAGCTATTATCCTGGAGACGAAGCACTCCCCGGCGAAGTGGCAACTATCTTTGAAACGCTAGGAGACTATGCCGAACTGTCTCTAGGTATGACATGGGGTGGTAGGTTCTCAAATCTCTATGACCCTCCTCACTTCGAGTTAAAAGGCTGGACTTCTGATAAGGCATATACAGATGCCAAAGCCATGGCAAAGTCAGCAAGAGCCGAAGAGCTCAAGCAGGCTCAGGCTAGCTCTAAGAAGAAGATGGACGAGATTACCAAGCAAGGCAAAGCCGAAGGCGACGATAAGAGCAACCTTGATACAGCAACTATAGAACAAGGTGCTGGTAAGATTATTGAGTATAATCCGGAAGACTATATCCGTGTGGCAAGACTAGAGAAAGAAGTTAATCTCCTTGGCTTAGCAGAGGCAGACTATCTGCCCATAGTTAGCGCAGGGGAGTCTTCGCTGCCATGGTATGACCTTCTCTTTGATGCGGGCACTAGCTCTGTAATTAAGGGATCCTCTGTTACATCTTTCGTTCCTCTAGTCTTCTTCCAACAGGACTCAGATGTATGCCAACTTGTATACCAGGGCACAGGCGCCTGGGACTCTATCAAAGCTTTATCAACAGGCATGGATACAGGAGTAGTACAAGGTACGCCTAACTTAGTTGACCTGCAGAATGCAGCCAAAGCCCTTGAAGACAATATGAACCAGCAAGGTTCATCCGATGACAGAGACAAGCTTCTAGAACAAATGCGTGGCGCAGGAGCTTCAAGTAAGAAGGCTCAGTTTGCTGATACCTCAAAGAAGCTACAGGTCTTGAAGTTCTGGGATACAGATTCCAGTGATGTTGTAAAGGCAACCTCTAATGTCTATCAGAAGATAGGCATGCAATCTCCAATGGTTATCTACTTATGGAGAAGGATCCATGAGATCCTGGCCAAGCTAAAGGCCATTAGTGATCTACGGAACTCAGAGACTGCCCAGCTAAGTAACCTGTTTGAATGGCAGGGAAAGCTAAAGGTAGCCGTTGCGAATGCCTATTCGTCCAAGACTACCGAAGATCTGTTCATGAATGATGGATCAGCCGGCATGGTCATTGATCTGGGGACACCAGTCTTCTCTATTGTTGATAGACCATCAGATCCTCATATCGCAGTAAGGCAAGCGACCCCATCTAGTAAGGCAGATATAATCTCCTTCAGAGGTAGGATCTCAGAGACAGACCTCCAAGCCCACGTCGCTCTCAAGAACCTACTACTAACTACTCTCTTGAATATGGATCCAAGACTACAAACTATGATGGCTGTAGCTGGCCGCCCGCCTACCAAGAGAAGGTTCCGCAGGTACCATGTTGTAACTAGTTATGAGCACATAGTCAACAACAATATCAAAGCCACCTATGCCAACATGTGGAACAAGGTTAAAGTTATGTACAAGAGGCACGACCTCTTGTTAGATTACTATATCCCTATTCTCCCAACACTTATCTTTGGTAGCAAACCCAGCAATCAATTTAACATCCAGGCTGGACAGACTCTAGATATGCGCGTAGTACGAGAGATTACTGTACCTATTGAGAATGCCAGGACTATCGGGCAGGCCCGTGCTTACGCCACATCTATCCTTGCCGAAGGGGTTCGCAATATGTATACTGGGACCCTAACAATACTGGGCAACCCAGAGATCAAGCCTCATGATATTGTGTATGTATATGATGACTACACCAACATGTATGGACCCATAGAGGTCAAGAGTGTAAACCATATCATGTCAGCAGAGACGGGATTCATAACAATCATTGAGCCACATGCATACGTAGAACCACTTGGAGTTTCGTTCTCTAGACTAGCCCTTATTATTGACATCATTGATACAGCATTAATCTTCTGGGCAGCTGGTAAGTTCGTCGCCGGTGGAGTAAGAGCAGCATGGCTGATTGGCAGAGAGGGCTGGGCTAAGGGCTCAGAGATCTTAGCCACAAGAGCAGCCAAGGAGATGGGGGCCAAGGTAGCAACAGCAGAAGCAGCTACTACTGAGTTATGGGCTGTTGCCTCCAAGAATACAACCCCTATTCGGAGACGTGCCTTAAGCAAGGCCCTACGTCGTAATGTTAATAAGCTTATTACAGACGAGAAGGCCGAGGGCGTTATGAAGGTTGCCCGTGAGAAGCTTCAGGGCCCACTGGGCACAGTAAAAGCCGAGGAACGCATCCTAGAAACTCTGAAGAGTGCGCGCCGTCTAAAGACTAAAAACACACCCGCCCCCACTAAGACTATCTTTGAGCCGCCTAATAAGATAGAGGACTTTACAGGCGATGAGATACGAGAGGCACTCCAACACCTAGGCGTTGACCAGGCTGTTATCCAAAAGCTTTCTCGTACATCAGCACTTGAGACACTTGGAATGGCTAAGGATGTTGTTAAAAGGGTAGCCCAAAATCTGGGCAAGGATCCAAAGACAGCCAAGCTCTTCCATCTAGGAATAATGCAGAAGCTCATGGTCCTAGGCCTTGGTCTTGGGGTCGGATACTTCTATATCTTTGCAGGCAAGGATGATAAGAACTATGCTTGCCCTCTCAAGATTACCCCGCTATCATATAAGGGCTCGCCTTATACAGCAGGGCTTGAAGGCCTAACCCACAAGGGTGGGGTCATGAACATGGTCAAGGGAGAACTAAGAAGGTTCTGGGGATCTCTACAAACAGTCAACCAGGCCTTTGGATCTTGGTGGCGTAATAAGACATGGACGTTCGAGGAATAAGGAGACGCAATGAGCCAGACCATATCCCAGAAGATGCGTAATAACAGCAGGCTAGAATCAGACAGGAATCCAAAAGATATCCCTGTCTTTATAGACTATATCAACGTGGACCAATCTATTGCTACTGTACGCATTGTAGGAAGTGATGAGAATAAGAGTCTAGAGCTACCTGTGATCATGGTAGACCCAGACTATATCCGTGGCCCCATTAATGTCTCTAACTATAACGGAGTACTCGAAGGCGACCCCAAAGCTCCAACAGGCGTACGCCTTATCAAGAAGGCAACCGTCGAGCCTAATATTCGACACGGTGTATCACAGGCACTATATGGATCTGCTAGCGGCAGAGCCCAAGAACCTGTAGATAGGGTAGTCGGCAGGACTGCCAAGAACGCTACCCAGAAACAGAACCATGAGAATTTACCTAATGGGCAGATGATAGTCATCAAGCCGCCTAGGCAATTGCCTGTTCATTATAAGGGTAGAAACCCCTTTGTTAATGATTCCCCTGCAGATCTACTAGATGCCGCCGGGGCCCATATCTTAGTCTCAGAAGATGAGGCCAGGCTAATTGCTGACCCTGGGAATGGTATAGTTGTCAACTCAAGATCTGGTATCAATATGGCAGGGAAGGTAAATATAGGCACATCCATTCAGGATGTTAGGATCGGCGGCGCCTGGAGGTTCAATCCTATGCTTCAATTCCAAGTACCATCTACCGCGGTTACCCCTATCCCTACCCTGCTTTATGACTACCCAGGTAAGGATATACTCGGTGGAGTAGATAAGTATATAGATGCAATGAATAGCTAATGAATACCTTGTTATAATCCATATAGCGGAGTCCCCTAATGCCCGGCCTATATACCACCCAAGACATATACATGACTGATAGCGGTGACTTCGCAGTCACTGAGAACGGTGACCTACGTTCATCCGATATGGATGAGACCGTCCGCCAAGAGGCTATTCTTACTCTGTATACGCCAGTCGGCGAGTTCGACTCCTTCCCTATTTATGGTTCTAAGCTAATGGACTTCATAGGTGAACCTAACTCCAGAGACAATGCTGCGCTTATGAGGAAAGAGGTTGTCCGAGCACTAACCCAACTAGGGTCATTCTCGGCCGATGATATAGAGGTAACTATAACCCCCATTGGTATCGACGACGTTCTTATCAACCTAGACATACAGAATGTACTAGGCATTGGGGAACAAAGCCTAACCATTGACTTTAACTATATCAAGGGCATCCAGATAACCAATTAAGGATAGGCATATGGCAAACGTAACAATCAAAGATGAAGACCAGATGAGTACAGAAGCTCTTCGGCTTCTGCAAGACAATACTCAGATCACAAACGTCTCAGATGGCACCCTCGCCAGAGCCTTGATCCGTGCTATTAGTGATATGCATGGAAAACAATATCGTATCCTTACGCGTGAACTAGCCAATGGATTCTTAAGTACGGCAACTGGTGTATACCTTGATATGTTTGGCGTCCTATTAAGTACGCCTAGAGGTTCCAGTACTCTAGCCGGTAGAGAGAATGTACAGAGATTCTACTCCACTGATGGCCTGACACCTATAGCGAGCCTAGTAGGAGCCGGAAGTCTAGGCGGAGTTATTCCAGCTGGGACTATCGTTCAGTCTGGGAATGGCTCTATTCGCTACGAAGTTGTCTTCAATGTTCCCTTTAGCTCAACAGACCTTCAGGTTATGGCAACCGTTAGAGCTGTAACAGAAGGTGTAACTTCTAATGTTGGTACCAATATCCTCACCACGCATTCGCTAAGTGTTACGGGCTTATCTACCACAAACATTCTTGGTATCTCCAATGGCACAGATATACAAGGCGATAGTGAATATCGCTACATGCTATCCAAAGCGATCACAGCAGCAGAAGCCGCAAATGAGATCTCTATTAGACTGGCTGCCTTATCAGTAGCAGGCGTATCAGATGTAAGACTTCTTCCCTATTTCCATGGCGTTGGAACATTCACTGTTCTAGTAATAGGAACAACTCCAGTGGTATCAGCTCAAGTCCTAGAGGGTGTACGAGCTGCGGTATCTGGAGTAACTGCTCTCGGGGAGTTCTTCTCAGTCCGTGGCCCGAGGTATATAGGAACAGAGCTGCAGGCCAAGCTCATCTTTAGAGATGATGCCGATGAGACTGCAAGAACTAGCATAGCTGCTAGGGTAACTGATGTGCTATACGAATATATAAATAACCTACCCCTAGGCGAAGGTTTGGTATGGAATGAAATTATACAACGGATCATGGAGACTTCGCCACTGATCCACGATATTGATGATGATCCTGCCTCCGCCTCATGCCTCCGAGTGTGGACATGGACTCCGACTATTATGGATATCATAAACAATGTAGAGACATATCACAGAGTCAAAGAAGAGCTCAAAGAGCCTACTCGTAACTACGAAGCTTATTCGGATGATAAGATGATCGTAGAGCAAGACCTTCAGGGTTTTGTTCATGAAGCCAACTTCACGCCTATACGCATTACCTGGGAGTAACTTCTAAATGTCTCCAATCCCTTCTGGTTTATCAGCATCGTTCTTCTATACAGACACGACAATAGAAGAGCATGTCCTTGAGCCAGGTAAGGCTTTCTATTCCCCGTTCACTCAGAAGCTAGCTAATTACTATCCGGGATGGATGGAACTTCGGATTGATAAGTCTTCTGTTGGCCAGCAGATTATCAACACAGCAGGTATCCAGTTACAAGAACTAGACCGTGCCTTTGACTTAATGAAGAATAGCCTTCATCTCTCAACGGCAGATCTTAATGCCGCTGATGTTCTTTACAAGGTTAAGCTAAGTCGAGTGGTTGCACTTGATGAGGATAACCCTCCCGCCTTGCATGGTGACGGCGCCGACATTATTATATCCGATAGCTCAGATGAGTTCCTAAGACAAGTTTTCCCTACCCGCATCGAGGTTGAAGCCTCTGGACTGGGCGCTAGTGGTGTAACAGAGGGTCTCGTTATTCCGGATCTAACCTACGGAGTAGAGTACTATACCCCCTGGGTAGACCAGCATAAAGAAGAAAAGGACCTATACTACAACTGGGATGAGGCTTCTCAGAAGCTTATTAAGTTCCACCTAATTAGTGAAGGGATGGAGCGCCCTCAAGAGATCCCTGTGCATAAGGAAGTTCTTGGCTATTATAGTCTTCTAGATCACGAGGGTGATCCTATTACCGGAGACTTCCACGGCATCACCATTGACGATGACCGTTTATATATGCTCTTCGGAAATCTCCTATATATCTTTGATGCACGCATATCCCTACTGCTAAATACGGATGCCAGCTGGGATGGCAATAAGGAACAAAGCTTCCTACAGGCTAAGTGCGACGCTATCATTTTAGACGGAGTACAACAGGGTGCGGGCATTCTAGTAGATGGAGACAGATCTCAGAAGTGGCTATGGTGCTACGATAATTGGGGCTGGATTAAGTATCGACTTCACTATGACTATGCTATTGTTGACTATGATACAAACACAATCTTCTTTAGAGAAGAGTACACAACCTGCCTAGTTGACGGAACCACATACGATCAGGAACTCCACAATGTGTGGAACTGGTTTGACGAGTACGGCCTAGTCCTAGATACAGAGAGACTGCTCGGAGAACCTAATGAAGAGTATCAGGCGCGGCTACTGAATGTTATGAAGTTCCGTGCGAACTCAACTACCCAGGGAGTGATCGACGGCGTAACACAAAGTCTCGACCTTGACAACTGGGGCTATTTCCCATCTGGCCTATATCCCGAGAACCTATTCGTGGATGGTCTCTTTCCTAGTGGATACCCGATCTACCCCAGTGGGAACATCCCAGTTGACATTGGAGACGTAGCTCTAGTAGATGCTTTATATACTCCCGCATTCTATGAGACGGTTGTCGACTCTGAGACTAACATCCCAACAGTTGAGATGGTTGATTATACAAAGGAAATCCTAAAGACCTTCCCTATCTTCTGGGGGTCAGGGACTCCTGACCAATATGGATTCATCTGGGACATTGCCCCCTTCGATGGTGGCTATAACAACGTAAGTATAACTCCGGACTTCATGGCATTGCTGCCATCGGGCATTGATGAGAAATGGTATCAGTCTGGCATACAGGACGTAAACCCACTCACCTCCAAAGAACTGATGGTACGGCTATCTAGAACAGACGAGGACGAATGGATCCCGGAAGTTTGGAATGGTGACTTTCATATCCACAACAAGCTCTACTACCTATACGCACAAGGCGTTGCAGAAGTCATACCTTCAGGAGTAACAAGCTATAGCATCCTAGGTAGCGGCCTAATGATCCCTGGCGGCCATAAGGAACTCATCGCTAATGAGACCTTTAATAGTGGCTTGATCCACCTTGCCTCAGGCACCGAAATGCTTCCCGTTCATGAATTCACAGATAACGGAATGGAATATATGGTGTCTGGCAATACGTTACTTATGGATCCAGAGCACGGCGAATTATGCTTCTGGTACGAGACCTCACCCTCGGGATGGTATACAATACCGGGCTGGGACTTCAACCCAACACACGCAGCCCTATATGACGGATTCATTTGGATCTCTGACCAGAGACAAATGATCGACCCGTCTGGTAGCTATACGCTAGAAGTAACTCCCGACTCCATTCCGTTTGGTGGAGCTGGTGGAGGAAGTGTCGTATTGGGCACCTTACTAGATACAGCCGGCGAACCCATCATAGGCGCCGACGTATACTTCAGAGTCATTCCTAGTGGACTGGGTGAACTAACTGATGAGTATAGAATGACAGGCTTGACAGGTCAGGCCTATACCTTCTATAATTCACCAGTAGATATAAGTACTATATGGGCAGACCAAGTATCTATAGATAATCCTACTAATTCCCTAGTGGTAGATGATCTTATCACAAGCGATGAATATGATAAGATCTGGACGGTTACTACCGAAGCTAGTGCTGTATCGGGATACCCTGGTAATATTCAAAAGGTATGGATGGCTTACCACGAGACCTTAACTCTAACTGTGGCTAGCGGCGAATGGCTACCAGTGCCCTCGGGCTGGCATGAAGACAGCCTAGGGAACCAGACCTATCAAGGATATGTCACCATCGGTGGAAGTGAATTGAACGGCACAATAGGCGGCGCAGATTACGGAGATGACCTGTTCAATATTGATTTAACCTCTATTAAGTATGCTGGCCTACAGGCCATAAAAGAGGTTGGTAATACAAGCCTTCCTTTCGCATATAGATATGAAATAGATGATTACACCGAACCTAAGGACTACGGGAAAGTGCTGGTTTATGCTGTTACAATACCTACGGGATCTGTACAAGTCAGCTTTGATACTTACAGGCCAGTACGGCCAGTGAATGTGGTCCCCAATTCTCCTACGGCCGGCCAGACTACATTGTATTATGGCGAGCCAACCGCAACTATCGATGCTTCCAAGACATATCAGGTTGGGTATCCACAGGTCGCCACGATTGAGTCCTGGGCCGTATGGGAAGGCGTCGAGACTATTCACCAATTTAAGAGCATAAGTATGAGCTTCTCGGACGAGCAGTCGGGGACATTCCGCCTCGATGATAAGTTCGCAGACTTCGTCTCATACCTAAGATATATCTAAGAGGGGCGCCGATGAGCGTAAATTCAAGTAGCAGTTCAGACAACCTAGATAATGTCTTCAGCGAGCCACTCTTCAACAGAAACGAAGTGGTTAACTCGACCAAGCTCAACCAACTAGGAGCACAGGTCGGAGCCCAGTTTGATATTGTTAGCGAGGCTGTCGGGAACACCTATAGCCAAGGCATTCCTAATGTGGGCGGATCACTGGGTGATCAAGCTCTTCTAACGCCTACTCCTCTTAACTCAGACGATCCTCTAGGCACCGTTCCACTAATGTATTCAGCAGCAAACACACTCTTCAACAAGATTGAAGGATGTACTACAAGCTGGACTCAGGCAACTATCGATGGCATCTTAACAGATATATGCACAGTCACACTGCCGACTGGTAGTCAGATATCAGCTGATCTAGCTGTCGCCGACGACGAACATGAAGTTGTTAAGAACGTTGTTCTCTCAATAGGGAACACATTCTACCCTGGGATATACCTAACGCCAACAGGGCACTCAACCCATGTCGATATGGATTCATTGATCTATGTCGGTCGCGATATCCCGAATAGTGAAACCAACTGCACGCTGTATGTATCTAACCTAAGTACCACAGCGGCGTTAGAAGAAGTTATCCGTAACGTTGGAGATCTAACGGTCTCCAGGCTAACAGGATATGTTCTTACAGATACGGCTATCTCAACCGAGTCAGCCTACCCAACGATCACAAAGAGTATCAACTCTATTGATGACAAACCTGTCACTGTGCGTTGGCATGCTCGCCTAGCGTTTGATCCAGCAACACATCTACCTACAACTGGGGCACTCTCTGGTCCAAACTGGGTTTGGACAACAACTGCTAGTGCTTCCTCATGGGCGGATGGTAACCCGTCTCCCACCATGGTTAGAGCACTTATCGCTAACGACATAACTAATACCTGGCTGAATGTTAATAGTTCATTTAGTCCATTAGCCTATGCTAACGGAGCACCACTCCTGAATAGCACTGGCACTCCAATCGCAGTTACAGTAGGCTACCAACACTCAACAGGTACTCTTACTATAACAATGCCAACGTACACAACCGTCTTCGCTAATCTATTCAGCACCTATAGCGACCAATCTCCCGCCTATATCGATGTCTACTTCGCTGTAGAAGTTCCCTATAGGCTTCTACAGTCTTACTCAACTACCTATGACCACGAAGGTGCTGATGATAGATACCTATTCAAGCATATCCTTGGCGATCAGTATGGATGGTCTGAGGCCAGTGGATACCCAAACACAATAGCCAATAGGCTAGATGCCGATGAGGCTGACATTGCAACTCTGATGGGCCAGGCTTCTAACTCGCTGCGCACTCATGAGACAGTTACAGTTGATATCGCTGACATCCTTGCTTCAAGAACAACTATAGAGAGTGCTCTTGTCAACAACGTTATGACACCATCCATCTTCTCGGATATCGTTAGTAACGCTGATCCGGCTATTACACATCACACTGTAGCCCTACAGCCAGGCATACACAACCTAAATTCAAGTCCACTCATAGTGCCTGCATTCAACTCTATCATTGGAGTATCAGCAGACGAGTGTAAGATCAATGGAAATATTGTTCTTGGCCGCGGTGCAACTCTTGAGAACGTGAACGTTTTGGGTACAGTAACCTGTGGCGAGGCGCCAGAGGACGTACAGAGCGACACTCTTGCAGACAACCTATACAACTGGGCAGAAATGTTCTCTATACATTGTCCAGCCGGAACAACCACGGGCTCATCAATTATTAATCAAGCGTGGCCGTATGGATATGGCACCAACTCTACTGCCACTACGCGTTGGACCTGTGCACCAATTACAACTGGGACAGGTTCTATATCTGTCGGAGCAGAGAAAGATTCAAGTGGAGTTAATAGACTGGTTGCTTCCTCTATCGCTCCTGGTGGAAGCTCAGCATCGTTCACTCTCAACACAAACTCTTTCAATAGTGTTGCAATCAATAACACGATATATGCCAGAATAAAGGTGCCTACTATAAGTGCCAGTACGGCTGAAGCTGGCGTAGGAATGCTTACTGGAACCCGCGGGGTAAGGGTTCATGTCTTAAATAGCGGTGGAACGCGATACTGGAACGTCCAGGCTACTGGAGATGGTTCGACTTGGGGAGGGTATGGAAGTCCAATAGCTATTGGAACTCCCAACCCATACACAGAGTGGACCGATCTTAAAATCGTGTGGTATACAATAAAGGTTGATGTATATGCCAAGACTATAGCAGGAGCCTACACATTAATTGCAAGTGTGAATCTCCCTGGGAGTTTAAGTCCTATAATGGGAACAGCCTATGGTCAGATCTATAGTAAGACACCAGCCAGCGGAACCTCAACAATTGAATGTTGCAGGTTCTTTATTAAACAGACAGCATCCTCTGCAGTTGATCCTCTTGCTGGCTCCAACCCTACAACTACAACAACACTAATAAGGCATGGTATTAATAAGTGCCATATATATAACCCAGCAAGTAGTGGAATCATCCACAACAATATGCTTGCTGGAGTAGAAATTACTAATAGTCGAGTGACTGCTAAAGCTCCAGTTAGCTACACTGGTAACAAACTGGCTATATCTAGTAGCTCAAGAAGGTCCAATAATACATCTGGGTATATGAGACTGCTCGATTCTGATGGCCAGATTGCAGAGATTCTTGGCGTGGAGCAGTATATCTAAGGAGGAATTAAGATGGCACTAAGTGGAAAGATTGTAAACACCTCAAGGGGTTCTAGCGGAAATCTACTCAGCGTAGCAGCTGGAAGTCGTGGCATTCTTCGGAATCTAAGAATAAACTCGACAGGACACGGTGCCGGAGACACTGTCTCTATAGCTTTTAATGTTGATGGAGTTGCCGGCGACTCGATCAATTTGTACACATATCCTACCGGCGGCTGGGACACAATGCTCCCAGGCTTTAGTGGTGGCACGGGCGGCAATCTTACAGGTACAGCAATTAACATTCCGTTTAATAATGGGATTACTGTCCCGGTTGTTATATCCGGCTCTGTAACAGTTGAAGCGTCGTTCGACATTGTAGTCGAGTCTTAATAACAGGAGCTACAATTGGCCTGCCTAAAGCGCTTCTACTTCCGATATTCTCGTGAGGTCCCTAAGACTGATATAGGTACATTACGTGGGCCGAATCTGGCCTATGTTAATGTGCCTGAGCTTGACCCGTCTTCGGATACTGGGAATATTAGTATCGTAGATACATCGACATCCTTCCCAGAGAACTCAGTTCTCTTCTCGGATTCGGTGCGTATCTTTACGGCGGGATATACCCTGGCAGACACAGACAACGTATTGATCACTGATGAGTATACCAATACCAACTCTAACCACACACTAGATCCTATAAGCCGAAGCCTACCTGTGCGCCCCATGTGGTATAGACATAAGTTCGATCTACCTATTATTACTCAGCCCAATGGCTTATATTCTGTACAGGTCGTTGATAGTCTAGGTAGTACAATCTCCTCTTCTCACTATAAGCTTTATCCAGATAGCGGCGCTGCGAAAGAGGGGATCTATACAGATCTAATCAATACGCCTGATCTATGGTACTATGTGGTTTATCTAACTACGAGCGGAGCAGAAGTCCGCAGGCTCCTATCGGTTACTCCTATCTTCTCTGACATATCTAAAACTGGTGGAACACTTATAGGTAAAACCTTTAAGACGAACTATAGTACCTTATATAACACTGTGGAGATCACTACTCCGGAAGCAAATCACCAGTACAGCCTAATGGCTATAGGTACTACGAAGATAGCTGTAAAGCATCCTGTCCAGGCAGCCGATGAGGACCCATGGTATGTGCAGATTACTAATGGATACTTTAGGAAGTATGTAACCGATGGCAGTGATGTCAATGTGTACGAATACTACCTCCCAGAATATGCAGTTCAGACATGGAACCCCAGCCGTCCAGACAAGTCACAGTTCGGTGAGGCGCCTATCTTCCTAGATAATGATTTAGTACGACTAAGGCAAACACCATTATCTAATAGCAATATTAGGACCGGGTCAGATATAAACCCAGCCGAAAATGTACGAGTCTACTTAAGGGCAAGCAGTGAAAGATCTAACGAGATCAATGAACTGATCAATGCTGCGGGCGGCAAGGTAGACACAGCTCCCTATCTGGGCAACGAAACTACTGAAGGCTGGTGGGAACTAATTATAGACGGTATCGACCGCAATACGGGTCTCATCAGAGTTAAGGGAATCAGGGGAAAGTTGGATCCGAGTGATACCGATCCAACTGATATTCTTACTGGGGACGACGCCAAGATCTATGCCAGCGATACTCTAATTGCCTTCTATTATTATGAAGAGCTTGAGTATACGTTCAAGAAGATCAACCTAAATCCTATTCAGAACAGGCAGCTATTAACAAGCGGTGTCTCTATCTACATGAGGCCCCCTGCTTATAAACTAGGGAGCGCAGCTAGTATCCCAGCTAGTACAACAGTAGACTACCTAATGTTTGATAAGGATCAGAAGATCATTAAGGCATCAGACACTTCCGTTGTCCTAGGTGGAGCTCTAGAAGACTTCTATGCGGCTGGCGCCACTGAAGAGATCCCAGGAGTCGGGTACAACCAGACCCTTCTGCTAGAGATCGCTCGTATCTTTGTAAGGAATACAGCTCTTATTCGGGACATCACAGATGAGAACCTGGTTGACACACGCCAACAGGGCGGCCTTCTAATTGAAGACCTTCCTCAAGAAGTCATCGATCTTATCAATAGGTCTACCAATGACATGTATGAATTGCGGAACTGGGACGGCATTGTTCTCCCAGGAAACTCTGTGGTCATAATCAAAGTCCCTAGTTATCTATTAAACGATAACTGGGAAGCAGATGGGACTCTACTAATAGGAGATGCTCTTACCCGCAGGATGATTGATATCCGCAACCTATGTAAGAAGCACCTAGCCTCTGGCGTACTACCCATAGTGAGGTTCTATGATAATGCAACGAGAGAGATCGTAGAGACCTATAAGCCACCCCTCGACAGAAGGTATTTCTAATGGCTAACTGGAGTTACTTAGACGCCTATACTGGCTCACTGCCCGCTGCACAGCGGCAGCGCCTGCTTGACCTGCTATATGCAGATATCAAGACTGAGACCATTGGCAATATCACAGACTACGAAGCACAGCTTAACAAGCAGTTAGAGAAGATCGCTGGCAAGCTCCCAGCCCCTAAGTTCAAGCTCAGAAAGACCAATGAGAAGGGCATCACTAACTCCTATAACTATAATGATATGGAGACTAATGCCATAAGTGATCTGGGCCTACTCTATAAAGAGGCAGTCCTACTAAGCGAGGCCTCATCCAATCATAGTAATCTGTTGATTGGAAAGCTAGAGTCTATCGAGAGTGTCCTGGGGCGCCTTGAAAAGGAAGTAGATTCTCTTGAGGTTTTAGCCTCTAACACAGAGGGCTTTGTAACAAGTGTCTTCAATTCCTTTGAGGAAGGTAGTACTAACCGGCTAGAAAGATACCAGTCTCCTTCTATCTCTCCATTTACAATAGCCATTGTAGGCTTCATTAGTAATGAGTATGATGCCGTTACCGAAGGTGGTAGCTTACGCCTCCCTGTCAGCAACACTATCTCATATAGGCTTGAGGCAGCATCGCTTGAGAATCAGACTCCAGAAGCCAGCGGCGTTATCTCTACTAGCGAAGATACTCCTACAGAAGACAGAGAGTATGGTCTAGCTAAGCTCATAGATGCAAACACCTCGACCTATTGGGCAGAGACCGTAACCATTCCAACCCTAACAGCTCAATCGGCTACCGCAGATCTTGTAGTACTATTGGCAGGTGTGCAACAGCTTACACGTATTGTGGTTGAGCCCTTTACTAGATTCCCATATAAGATTACAGGGATCCGATACAAAGAGAACCGCGCTAGTGTTCAGGAGTTTGATGTCTACGATGACCCAGCAGAGAGATTCCCCATCTGGGTGTCAGGAAAGACCATCATCGAATTCCCCACTATCGCCGCTGATCAGATCAGAATATCTATAGAGCAGCCTAACTACTCAAGACTACGCTATGTTGTCCCCAACACTAACAATACTGTTACTGAGCTCTTTGATCTAGCAACTGGTCAACAACTTGACATCAGCCCCGAGCTAGAAGAAGTAGACTCAGTATACTTTGCTATGACGCGCAACATGCGCAACCTATTGAATATCAATAGGGACAAGTTAATGGACATCACGACAGTGGATACGTTCGAGTTCCTCTATGGCCTTAAGAGTCTAGCTGTAGCACAGCTTAACTATAAGAGCCAAGGGATCTTTGTATCCAAGACGTATGATATACCATTAGCCGGAGGCATTGGACTAGAGGTAGACCAAACAAGTCCCAGCGACTTAGTGTCTGTTGAGTTTGATGTCCTTGCAGAATACCGTGATGCTGGTGAGTATGTGGATAACTTCGAGTCACCTATCTTACCCGCAGATATATCTGTAGTTACGGGCGAGATCCTTGACGGCGAGGAAGAAGACTATAATACCCGCTGGGTAGCAACTACTAGGTTTAGAGTAGATGAAGCAGAAGAGATTGTTGTCTACCAAAATGGTACAATAATGTTAGATAGTGCATATAGCAAGAGCTTCTCCGATGGCTACCTAACCATTGAAATAGACAGCACTAAAGTCTCCTATGCTTCTAGGAAAGTCTCCTTCTTCTCTATAGACTACACTCCACAAGAGAGTGCCTATACAGTAGGTCTTGAGAGACATGATAACACTCTAGTTAATCTCCGTATCTTCCTTCGTAGTAAAGACCCGAACAAGCAATTAAGCCCAGTCATTAACTCATACAGTATGAAGTTCAAGAAGTTCTCCGGAGCTTAAGAATGCCCGAAGTAATCATAAAAGACACCGCTCTAATAACCGGTCTAATAGAACAGAAGCTTAGGATCATTGACAACCTTGTCAACGATAGGTCTTTGACCCTACGCGGAGATAGCAGCCGTGGCGATCTTCTGTCATCTGTTCAGCTCGCCCTTCGGGACTTCCTTGCATCTATCAAAAGATGTAGTACAGCATCCGCAATGACTCGGGTAGTGCGCGGGAACATTAATAGCTCGGAGCAGTACAATGCCTTCTGGGGAGCTGTCAATGACGACCTAGTCTCCCTATACAAAGAGGCCGACAGGCTTGGTGACCTTCTTAAGGATCACCATAACTATGTTATGGCCGATATACAGAATCTATTAATCCAACTTAAGGCAGTTAATAGTAGGCTAGCTAACTATGGCCTCTACGCAGAGACACTGCTATCCAATGAGCGTAATCTAACCGACAACTTCAGTGACACCTCAAAGCTAGAACTCAACTCTCCGCTACTAGGGAAGTCTGAGTGCACGGTAGATATGGTACAGGGAGTAGTTACACTTGCCATAAGTTCCGAAGAGTTAGTCAAGAAAGATGGCATCGCTGACATCGTTATCTCTTCAGTCAATAGCAATGGCCAAGCCTATGGAAGTACCAATCTATTAAGCACTATTAATAGTGGGGACTTCTACCTATATGAATACGAGATAACATCTGAAGGAATCCAGCCTAACAAAGTTACCCTGGACTTCACTATTAAGTTAGAGGAAATGAAGATCCTCAACTTCCTACGTATTGTCCCCAACAACTTTGGAACGAAGACCTGGCCAAAGATCACAGCGCTGGATGTATCAGAAGATGGTATTACCATGAATAGTATTCGTAACGAGCTGCTTGGCAATGGAGCAAGTGAGGACCAATTCACCCTAGCTCCTTATACAAGTAACTATGCTGGAGAGGGACGCTACAGCTTCCTCCCCAAGCGGGTTAAGTTCGTACATATCACCATTGAACAAACAGCCCCTTACTTTGATGTAGCACGCAATCTATATAGATGGGTTGTTGGTATTAAGAATATCGAGCTGTGGGGTAGGAAGTTCGAGAATGAGTCAGAGCTTATCTCTAGAGATTATACTATCACTAAGGGTATAGAGCAAGTAGCCTTTGATGCTGACGAGTTACCTAACCTACTATACTCCGATACCCTACTGGCCTCAGAGGCAGATATCAAGCATGAGGTATCCGTTGATGGTGGGATGCGCTGGTATAAGATAGCCCCCCAATACCTAAGCACTGTAGACCCTGAGGCACCAGAGCTTATCTACGTAAATGCTGTTGATGAAACTGGTGGCTCCACTGGTCTCAACCATATTCAAACAGAGTATGAAGCTACTAACATCAGATACCGCTTAAGGCTAAGTAAGAACGAGACCGTGATCGATGACCCTGAACTAGCAGAGTATTATTCTCCCATTGTGAGAAGTATTATACTTAAGATAATTACCAAAGAGGTCTTGTAATGTCAGTAACCAGTAGACGCCTAGCCGTCCACACAGATAAGATCCTCAAGGAATACCTGCTTAACGGGACGCTTCCCGACGAGCTTGTCGTAGAACGTCGCCTACAAGAAGACCTTGGCAGATTTAGGAATGTTACCACGGGCGAGTATACTATCGAAGAGCCGCTATGGGAGCCAACAGCTCTTGCTTATAGAGAGATCTCGGATGTGGCTAAGTGGAACCTAACCCAAGTATCTGCTGAAGAAGATATTGAGATCCTATTCGCAGACATGCTAGATGATACCAAGCTCCTAACAGACAAGCTTTATGAGTATACGACTCGTGCAAGGCTCGTCCGCTCAAGGCTTACTAGGCTTCTTGCAAGAATAGAGAACCTCATCTTGCTGTCCGATGATAGCGATGGGTTCTTATTCTCTTTCTTTGATACTTTCAATGACACATCGCTGGTGTCGCTAACTGATCCAGTATCAAGCGTGCTAGTAGATGTCGAACAAGGTATCGTTCAACTGGCTACAGATCCAACAACCGCCATTGCCGGGGTTGAGTGGGAAGATACAATCCTTAACTTGAACTTCCTGCAGGATCGTCCAAACGAAGTATCCTTTACAGTAATGAATCCCCTGGAATCAGCGCCTCCACTTAGCTCCACTCCTATAACCGCTATCTTCCAGCCTAATGCTACAGCATGGCAGAGAGAACTAACAATAACAGGCGTAGGTCCGCTAGTAAGCCATCTAACAGTATTGGTATCACCATTAGAACCAGTTGCTATCAATAGGATAGAGATAGCTACCAAGATGACTAACTATGCTGACCAGCTATTGATCCAGGTTATGTACTCCCAAGATGGAGTTTCATTCCATGATGTCAAGTCTGCCAACAATCCTCAGTATGTTGGCCAGAGTGCAGTCTTCAGTTTCGAGCCTGCATTTGCTACTCACTTTAGGTTTATCATAACCAAGATGTCTGCCGACAGTGGGCGAACCTATAACATAGGCTTCCAACACATTGGGTTTGTACGTACACAATATAAGACCTCAGGCGATCTATATTCTACGTCTATTACAATGCCGGATAATAGACCCATAGGGAAGGTGGCCTGCGAGGTTTGTGAGATCAAGCCTCAGGGCACGGACATCGAATACTTCATTGTTGCTGGTGAATCTACAATCCCCATCTCTCCTGCTGACGTTGCAGAGCCAAGGTATTCTAAGATTATAGATCTAGGCGCACTGCATGAGGTATCGAAAGATATTAGCGCAGATGTAGAAGCAGGCTACGCGCAATGGGTAGTTGAGGTATCGGGGGAAATCTCGGGCCGCCTATCTGCAAGCATCTATGATCTTACAGCTGGAACGCCCGACTCATATGAAGACCTAATCCCCCAAACGCTTACCATCTATAGAAATATTGGGGATCTAGTTACAACTTCTAACCAGCCCTATGGTGTCCGCGGGTACCAAGTAAATCCCTCTGGTCTACCAAGCGAGTATTACCAGACCTACTGTCAAGTAACTAATGCCGATGGCCAGACATATGACTTTGGGACATCCGCTGTCGTCCTCGATAACAAGATTACCCTTGCTTCAGCCCTCTTATCTGAAGGCTTACACAAGGTAGCTACTACACACTATGACAACCTACAGGCCGAGATCTCCAGCAAGTCAGATAGATACTTTGCCTGGAATGGAACCTACGTCTCACCTTTCGACTTCTACAATAACTTTGGGGTAGATAACTACGGAGTCTTTACATATGATCCTGCAACCGGCAAGGTCATTATGAATCCTCTCCAGGACAAGACTGTCCTAGTTGAGATAGATTACGAAGAGTCCTTCGTCCCTGCGGACGATGGTAGTGGGCAATATCGCTCCGCAGCATCCCCGCTCCCATTCATGTGGTATCCAGAAGTAACGGCTATTAATGCTGGAGCGGTTATAGATATCGAGACAGATGGAACAGCCCACGAGCCTAAGTGGGTTAATGAAGTTCATATGCTGATGTCTACGTCAAGCTATAGCACCATCAGCGTACACTACTCTCCAGATGCTATCAATTGGTATGAGGCGGATAGTAATGTTCCAGGACCTGTGCCTGGCAATCCTATGGTGGGAGTCATCCGGTTCGACCGACCTGTATACGCTAAGTATATTCGTCTATACTTTGTGGCCGGATCCAACCTGGACTTCACAAACGGGTACATTAATCTATTTGCCCCCGTGCTTAGGGAGCCCGGAATCTTAACTTCCACACTGGCATTTATGCCAGCTGGGACTATCTGGTCCGAACTAAGAGACTCTCTGATAACTAATATTAGCCAGACGCATCAAGTATATGATGCCTTTGACGATGCATTGCTTAATGAGTATAGCCCTGGCGTTGGTGGTGTCGCCGACATATCAGCCATTAACTGTCCCAAGCTATATCTCAAGACAAAGAGCAATACAGGGTCAGATCCCTATATCGCAGGTATAACCCTAGAGGCTACTGCACTAACTGATGAAAGAAGTCTTATTAAGTTTGCTTACATAGGTACCAGTTCTGAAGGATCTAGTAGGGAAATCCGCTTCAAAGCCCACCTGAGTTCAACAGTAAGTGGGCTCACGCCTGAGCTTCACAACTACAGGGTCAAGATACTGTAACAGCTTGTTGTTAGAATATACTGGGGAATTACGGAGAATCGCATGCCTAACTTTAGCTACCGCGGGCTTTCAGGCCTATATAAGGGAAGTCTGGGTAACCAGCTTTCCGACTATATAAAGATTGATACCAGCTTCCTGGAACTATCCAAGGATCTGCGGGATATGTCCGTACGCCTTGTCGCCCTTGAGGCCACCACTGCCGGCGAACTTACAGATGCCAACTTCGTAGTCAATACTATCTCTGGCAACATCCTACTAGAGAATACGGTCGCGGGCTCTAAGTTACAGGACGGTACCATTACAGGTGACAAGATTGTCACCAACTCAATCTACGGATTGACAGATGCCAACATCGCGACCAACGCCGCCATCAACCCCTCTAAGATTGCTCTGGGAGACATAACCCACAGCTCCCTAAAAGAGGTGGGTACCAATACCCACCCAGTGATAGATTCCAAGTTATCTCAGCTCTTCTCAGATCTAGGGTCTAGCTATGGGACTCCAGAAGGTACCAGCATTAAGGCTGGTCTAACATCTTTGACATCAAACTTTAACATACTCAATACCTTCGTGGACCGTAGGGCCCTAAGTACAACAGCTCAAACTGTTGGCCAGGCCATCAACGAATTACATGCCGATGTCAACGCCATCTCTTTCTCGGGAGTTATATCTCAGACAGGTACCGTGGCTAACCACTTTATAATTGATGATGACCTAGTGGGAACACCAACTGAGACTATCTATCTTGAATTAAACCAAGGCTCTGATCCCTCCTTTAGATTCTCTGCTATATATCCCGAGGGTAAGCTCCAGATCCATAAGGCAAACTACGACCCTATCATACTGGATATCCAGGGGACTGTTAATGTTAACCAGCACCTAGTTGTATCAGACAATACTCAACTAGGGTCTAATGATGTTGACCAGCTCGATATCAAGGCACAGCTCTACTCAGATATTATTCCCGGCAGTGGTGGGCAATTCGACCTTGGGTCAGCCTCGCTGCCCTTTGATACTGTTTATACTTCTGATATTAGTATCGCCAATGGTGATGGTGTAATAGTTGCCGATCCCTCAGGAGAAGCAAGATACTTAAAGTACAACTTTGATGCTACAGTTCCTCCAAGCGGCATTGATGACAGCTTGATAGGATATTCCAAAGGCTCAAGATGGTACGAGAATGACACCGATGAGTATGTGTGCGTGAATCCCGTACCCTCTGGCGCCGTATGGAAGAAGACTACCTAATAAGGAAGTGATATCCAATGAGCGCATCATGTAACAATAATGGGAATGGCCGGGAATCAGAACCTTCGAATCTATCTCTCCTACGTGCAATGCTTAGAGAAATGAGCCGGGACGAAAGTCACCGACCGGACGAAGCAGAAGTAGAAGAGTGCAATCATCTAATCAAGTCCTATTTCCTTGAGAAACGTTCATTAACTGCAGACCGCTAATAGGTTGGAGAGAGTATGACCGACTTCAATGCTCCGGATCCTAATGGATCTGATAATGGCAATGGCAAGAATGGGAATGGCACAAATGCCTGGCCCATGTGGCAACGCCTTGTCCTGGCAGAGCTTGAAAGACATGATAAGAACCAGAAGGAGTTCTGCGAGAAGGCAGACAAGGAACACAAAGAGATCAATGACAGGATAACAACGGTTATCACAAACGATCTAGGAACCATCAAGACTGAGATCGCTGTCATTAAGACTAAGGCCTCTATCTACGGCGCCTTAGCAGGTATGGGGCTATCGCTTCTGATAGAAGTGATGATGAAGGTTCTGCCTCACCTAGTTGCTAACATAGATAAGGTGGCACGCTAATGACTGACATATCAGTAGAAGAATCTATACGTAAACTATCTGAGGCCGTAAATCAGATATCGCATGCGGTTGCGGCCACAGTGTCCACGTCTCGCTACTCTCAATTATCTACGGCTATAAATAACCAACTTGGTGTCATGGAGGCAGAGATAGATAATCTTGCCTCCGATGTTGAAGCCCTAGATGCTAAGGTAGAGTTGCTCCGAGTTAATGCTACACAGATAGACGATGAGACGCCAGCCGGAACCATAGGCGGTGGGAACCGAGTATTTAGACTGGCACATATCCCATCTCCCGCTACTAGTGTTCAACTGTTCCATAATGGAACTCTCCTAATCCGCAATGTCGACTTCACTATTGTCAGCGACATCATTACGATAACCTCCGGCAGCCCCCATATCCCTAGCGCTAGTGACACTCTAAGAGTGTTCTACAGGTTCTAAGGAGAATTAGATGCCAAGCTATTGGTCCCCCACTAGGACAATCGAGGATTCTGAATTCGTACAACGGGATGGCTCCGTTGTTATGATAGGGAATCTTGACCTCGGTGGCTTTGGCATCAACAATCTCATTGATCCCTCTGGCGCTCAAGACGCAGCTACCAAACATTATGTTGATGAACTGCTTGCCTCAGGAGTTTGGCACAGCAACTTGGCTGGGCTGCAGGGCGGCACAACCGGCGAATACTTCCACCTTACCGCAACCCAAGAATTAATCATCCCAGATAACATGGTCTCCGCCAGCGGTAAAGTCTTAACCACAGATGGTATATCAGGATACTGGGGAACAATCTCCGCCCTCCTGGGAACCTCTGGCTACTCTGGATATACCGGTGCTAGCGGAACAAGTGGCCATACTGGCGCAAGTGGCAGAACAGGAACTTCCGGATGGTCGGGGTACACTGGCTATACCGGAGCCTCCGGTTCTTCTGGATTCACAGGACGGAGTGGAACCTCGGGTTATACTGGAACCTCAGGTACGAGTGGTTACACTGGCATAAGTGGCACATCGGGTTGGTCGGGGCACACTGGAGTTAGCGGTTGGACGGGTGTTTCGGGAACCTCTGGTTGGTCAGGATATACAGGAGCGAGTGGCGCCTCAGGCTATACAGGTATATCTGGTGCCTCGGGCTGGTCTGGCCATACAGGCATTTCGGGCAAGTCGGGCTACACAGGAGCATCTGGTGTTTCGGGTTACACCGGCGTATCTGGTACGACCGGCACTTCCGGCTGGTCAGGATATACTGGCACAAGTGGATGGACGGGTACTTCTGGTACCTCAGGATACACTGGTGCGTCTGGTGTTAGCGGCTGGTCCGGATATACGGGCACCAGTGGAGCGAGTGGCCATACAGGAGCATCGGGAATTTCAGGTTGGACCGGGGTCTCTGGAAAGTCAGGCTACACTGGGGCTAGTGGAACTTCGGGTTACACCGGCACATCAGGCACAAGCGGTTACACTGGTACCTCAGGCTGGACAGGCACTTCGGGCCAAAGCGGTTATACCGGGACAAGTGGTGCGTCTGGCTACACGGGAGCTAGCGGATCTTCAGGCTATACTGGTGTGTCTGGAACAAGCGGACAGTCTGGCTATACTGGTACCTCTGGAACTTCAGGATACACAGGAACTAGTGGAACGTCAGGTTGGTCGGGCTATACAGGCATAAGTGGCGAGAGCGGGACATCGGGTCAATCTGGATACACAGGAGCCTCAGGAACTTCAGGATATACAGGTGCTTCTGGAACGAGTGGCCATTCAGGAACTCCCGGTGCGGTTACGGGACAGAAGCTATACTTTGACCATGCCAAGGAAGTCTTCTTCGTCCCTGTTTCGCAAGCGTCAGCAAGTAGATTACTCACGTTTACCAACATTGGAACGGGAGGAACGATAGTAGCAAGCGGTGCTACTCCTGGAAGCTTTATAACAGACGGCTGGATTGCAGGTCAAAAGCTCACTGTTACAAACTCGGGGGTTGCAGGACTAGATGGTAAAGACGCCTGTATTCGGTCAGTAGACTCGCCAACACAAATGACCTTGACCAATGGCTATGGTGTTGTAACTAATTCAACAAATAACAGCACAGCAACTATCACTATAGATAACGAGACAATATCGAGACTCCCGCCAAACGGAGCAGCTGTTAGCGAAACCGTCACCAATATTAACAATGCCTCATCCTTCGTGGATATAGATAGCTATGTTACAGTCACAGGCTTTCCGGGCACTTCTCTTATTCCTGGAGGAGTATGGAAGTTCCACGGGACTTGGTCAGCATCTAGTATAACCAATACGAATGGTGGGTATATAGTACTAGCTAGATCGGCGGATGGATTAACAACTACACTCATTTCAGGTGGAATAGTAGGAGTCGTACCATCGGTAGGATCCTTAACTACTTCCCCCGTTGCCTACGATACTTACTGGGTTATACCAGCAGATATTCCAATTCTAACGACAGATACAATTGTTGTAAGAGCGGTTGCTACCAATAGTGGCGTGGCAGCAAAAGATGTTACTTGGACCTATGGTGGATTAACAGATCCGTCTTACATAGAAACAACTTTATCTATTGAAGGCATTTCAGGCTGGTCTGGTTACACTGGTGTGTCGGGCGCAAGTGGATATACAGGCGTATCTGGTACATCTGGATTCACTGGCGCTTCAGGCGCGAGTGGTTACACAGGGGTATCCGGCAAGTCCGGCTACACCGGTACATCTGGGTCATCTGGATTCACTGGAGCTAGTGGCACATCCGGGGCCTCTGGTTATACTGGCATTTCAGGAACTAGCGGACAATCTGGCTACACGGGGGCAAGTGGGACCTCGGGCTATACGGGTACATCAGGAATTAGTGGAACATCCGGTATCTCTGGATGGTCTGGTTATACTGGGGCATCTGGCAAGTCGGGGTATACAGGGGCATCAGGTACGAGCGGATGGTCCGGATATACAGGCATCTCTGGAACTAGTGGGACCTCCGGTTATACTGGAGCTTCTGGTTCTAGCGGAACTAGTGGATATACAGGAGTAAGTGGAACTTCCGGAACCTCAGGTTGGAGCGGATATACTGGAATATCTGGAGCTTCGGGTACTTCGGGCTGGTCAGGATATACCGGCGTAAGTGGAAATTCAGGATGGTCTGGTATATCGGGCATAAGTGGCGCTAGTGGATATACTGGTACCTCAGGGACTTCAGGCTATACAGGGATTAGCGGAACATCTGGAACTTCTGGCTGGACTGGAACTAGTGGTACGAGTGGTCGGTCTGGATACACTGGTGTCTCTGGAGCAAGTGGCTCCAGTGGTTACACTGGCATTTCTGGAGCTTCTGGTGCCTCGGGCTATACCGGCTTATCTGGTACTTCTGGTACCTCAGGTTATACGGGGATCTCTGGTGCTTCAGGCACTAGCGGCATTAGCGGGTACACCGGAGCCTCTGGTGCATCTGGCTGGAGTGGCTACACTGGGACATCAGGCACAAGCGGTACGTCAGGCTACACTGGTGCCAGCGGAACCTCGGGAAAATCCGGTTATACGGGAACTAGCGGAACTAGCGGCTACACCGGCATTTCGGGAGTATCAGGTTGGACAGGCGCTAGCGGCACGAGCGGATATACTGGGATCTCTGGTCTTTCAGGAACCTCTGGCCTATCTGGATACACTGGCACGAGTGGTCAAAGTGGATATACAGGCACATCAGGCACGTCAGGAAGCTCCGGATATACTGGCGTCTCTGGCGCTTCAGGAGTTAGCGGTTGGACTGGAGCAAGTGGTGTATCAGGAGCTAGTGGGACAAGCGGCTATACGGGTGTTTCTGGTAAGTCTGGCTATACTGGAATCAGTGGGCAGAGTGGCACCAGTGGCTGGACCGGAGTTAGTGGTCAAAGCGGACAGTCGGGATATACAGGCGCAAGCGGTATTAGTGGCCATACAGGCACCAGCGGAACTTCTGGCATCTCAGGTTGGACTGGGACATCTGGAGTAAGCGGTTTTACGGGAGCATCTGGTACATCTGGAACTTCTGGATATACCGGTGTATCAGGAGTAAGTGGACAAAGCGGTTACACTGGTATCTCTGGAAGCTCGGGCTGGACAGGATATTCCGGCACGAGTGGAATATCAGGAACTTCAGGATGGACTGGTACGGGTGGCAAATCAGGTTGGTCTGGATATACCGGTACTTCGGGAACTAGCGGATACTCGGGAGTCTCTGGTTATTCGGGCTACAGTGGACAAGACGGACAAACTATACCAGGTGAATCTGGTTACAGTGGCTATACTGGCCAAAGCGGATATTCTGGATACACAGGGTATTCGGGAGCTAGTGGTTATTCTGGCGTATCTGGTTACAGCGGGTATAGCGGAGAGAGTGGCTACTCGGGATACACAGGTATATCTGGCTATAGTGGCTTCTCCGGCGTCTCTGGTTATAGCGGTTATTCTGGAGAGAGTGGATACAGCGGATTCACTGGTGAGTCTGGTTACTCAGGATACAGCGGGATTAGCGGATATAGCGGATTCTCCGGCAGTGGGCTATCGGGTTATTCTGGCTACTCTGGGGTTAGTGGGTACAGTGGATTTAGCGGTGTGTCTGGATACTCAGGTTATACCGGCGCCAGTGGCATAAGCGGCTACTCTGGTTACACTGGTGATAGTGGGATCTCAGGATACAGTGGGTATAGTGGCGCCAGTGGGATTTCTGGGTACTCAGGCTATTCGGGTATCTCAGGGTATAGTGGGAACTCAGGGATCAGCGGCTACTCAGGGTACACTGGAGTATCTGGGTACAGTGGCTTTTCTGGTAAGTCTGGATATAGCGGTTACTCGGGAGAGTCTGGTTACTCGGGTTATACAGGTGAGAGTGGATATAGTGGATACACTGGAGTAAGCGGCTACAGTGGTTATACTGGTATCTCAGGGTACTCAGGTTACTCTGGAACTTCTGGCTATTCAGGTTTCTCTGGCATCAGTGGTTATACAGGCGAATCAGGCCTTAGTGGTTACTCCGGATTCTCTGGGGGATCTGGGTATAGTGGCTTCTCTGGCGAAAGTGGTTACAGTGGATTTAGTGGAGAGAGTGGTTACTCTGGATATTCTGGAATAAGCGGCTACTCGGGCTACACAGGCATATCGGGTTACAGTGGTTATACCGGAGCGAGTGGTATCAGCGGCTATTCAGGATACACGGGTGCCTCTGGTATTTCAGGGTATTCTGGGTACACAGGAGCAAGCGGCTTAAGTGGATACAGCGGATATACGGGAGCATCTGGCGAATCTGGATATAGTGGTTTCTCCGGAGTTTCTGGCTACAGTGGCTATTCGGGATTCAGCGGGGAGTCTGGGTATTCAGGTTACACAGGTACAAGTGGGTATAGTGGATATACCGGACTTAGCGGCTACTCCGGTTATAGCGGTATCTCGGGTTATTCTGGATATACAGGCGTTAGTGGGTATAGTGGTTACACTGGCATAAGTGGTTATAGTGGCTCAGGCGTTTCCGGATACTCTGGTTATAGCGGAACAAGTGGGTACTCAGGAGCATCGGGTTATAGTGGTTATTCAGGAGAGAATCTTACCGTATCTGGTACAAGTGGCTATCTGCCACGATTCTATACTGATGATACATTAGGAGATAGCGCTTTAAGAACTGGTCAGTCTTGGAATGACGAACATGGCTACGCCTATGCCCCTGCTGACATTGTCGTAGACGGTCCAGGGGCAAGTGGATCTTTTGTTAGCGGCAGCTTTGGAGCAAGAAGATTAACAGATCAAACAGGATTCTGGTACTTCGCTGATTTCGGTTGGGATAATGAAGCTCTCCCTCCCTATATGACCTTTGGAGATGGTGGAGCAAATGTCATGCTCCTTGGGCAATATGCCACCATAGCCTCTTCGGCAACACATGTAACACTTACATCTACTCAAGATATTTTTAATAGATTAGGAGATGCTTCTGGTGTAAGAAAGATATATATCCAAAATTCAAGTACTCAAGATGTTGCTTCTATTGATAGCTCGGGCTCTGCATCGTTCAAAGATCTTATACTCACAGTTCCATCTGATACTCCTCCAATAACAGTAACGAGCACAGTGCTATGTCCAAACTTAAATGCCGATCTTCTTGATGGTCATCATTGGGCCGAAATAACCACTATGTCTGGTTACTCGGGATATACTGGAGTTAGTGGTACTTCGGGTTACACGGGAGTGTCTGGTAAAAGCGGCTATACAGGTGCAAGTGGTATCTCAGGCTTTAGCGGGACCTCAGGTCTCAGCGGATACTCTGGATATCAAGGTAACAAAGCTGGAGCGCTTTACTACTTTGATACAACTACAGCTGAGGGAACAGGCGGGGATGGTTGCGTAAGATTCAATGCACCCACTACCTCTGCAACAACAGAAATCTATATAGATGATGCGGACGTTAACGGTCTCAACTTCGCAGCCTGGGCTGCTAATATCGGCAGCAACTCCCACCTATATATATCAGTTAATGATGCCGCTCAGGCTTATGTTGCTGTCTTTAGTGTTACTGGCAATAGCTATGAGGCTTCCTCATACTTTAAGTTAATAGTTACAAAGATAGCGGGCGCAGTCTCGTCTATTCCTGATAACAGCCAACGTATTAACCTCTGGTATATAGATAAGGGAACCGCTGGAGCAAGTGGTTATTCGGGGGTATCCGGCTTTACTGGCGCATCAGGCATCAGCGGCTATAGCGGACTCTCTGGGGTATCAGGTCAGTCGGGTTACTCTGGCTTCACAGGAGTATCGGGCGTATCGGGTTACTCCGGTATATCAGGATTTACTGGAGCCAGCGGCAAGTCTGGTTATTCTGGTTACAGCGGCCTATCTGGTTACTCAGGTTATTGTGGCCTCTCCGGCCATAGTGGCTACTCTGGAAGCGGTGTATCTGGTTATTCCGGATATTCTGGTTCAGGAGTTACCGATCACGGTGCGTTGACTGGGCTTTCGGACGACGATCACCCACAGTACCAGAAGGAGTCGGAGAAGGACGAGGCAAGCGGGTATGTTGGGTTAGACGAAGATAAAAAAATAGCAGTTGGAGACGAAGCCACCACAACGGCACAAGCAAATGTGAGGGCGAAAACGTATGCGACCGTTGGACTTGCGATAAAAGGAAAAACAGAACCAACCGATATAAAGGAACCAGATGAGGTGTTCGGGACAAACCTAAAAGGATGGTATAAGGCAGAAAACATAACCGGAAAATCGGATGGAGACGCCCTGACTCAATGGGACGACCTCTCTGGAAATGGGTATCACATGACCGTCCCCTCCGGAAAAACTGGGGCGCAGTATTACTCAAACACGCTAAACGGAAAAGCCGTGACCAGATGGACAACTGGGGATGGAATGGCAAATTCTAGTTTTCCACATGGGAATGACCTTGCGATCTTTATGGTATTTAAAAGAGCCGGTAATTATTCGCGGTGGGACCGGCACATTCAGGGAGTTGGTGGAAAAAACTGGTGGGTTGGTTTAAGGGATGACGAGAACAACGGGAGTAAGAAAATAACAGTGAATCTGGACGGTGGATCAATTGGGTATATTTCAGGGTACAACACGCAAGACCAATATTATCTTGTCTCGGTGAGGAGAAGTTCTACCCAAGCGATATTAGCAAGGAGAAACAGCGAGAGCGACACGGCAACTGGTTTAACAGGAAAAGATATGGGAACCGGAATGGCGATAAGCGGAGGAGGAACATACGCTGAATATGTTTATGGAGATATTGCAGAAATAATTTATGCCGACTGTCTTCCTACAGCAACGCAGATGGCCGACATAAACAATTATGTTCTGAGTGAATACGGAATAACCGGGATGTCAGAGCAGGAGGGATCAAGTAGCGGGCTGACTCAGACGGCAGACTTCATACAGGCCATAAATAATGATGGAACGGTTTTAACTGGGATTGATAAAAACGGAAGTATGAAATTTAAATCAGGGTCAAATATGAGATTGGGGCAAGCGACTCTTTTAAGTGGGACCGTGACCGTCAACAACACAACCATTACGGCCAACACTATGATTTTCATGCAAAGGGTAAGTGGATCGAACGAAGGGCATCTTGAATACAGCATTACAGCAGGAACATCATTTACGATTACAAGCACGAACACATGGGACGATGGTGTGATAAACTGGTTATTAGTAGAATCAATGTGAGGAGAACCAGATGGCCCCGATAGAAGCGAAGGAAGGAATTGGGTGGGTTTCAGCCATCGTGGGTTTCTTCGTTGCTATCTATCGATATCCAATAATAGAGACGGGAACAACTAAACTAAGTCAGCTTATAGGGCAGCTCATCATTGCCGATACTGCTTCTTTGCCTGCAACATACATTCGCGGTATTAATAAAACACAGCTACTTGCTAGCTAAGCTTGACAAAACTCTAATTATCATATAATATATAGGAAATTCTTGCTGGGAGCTATCTTCTTATGCCTAAATGCTCTATTGTTATTCCCACTT